ATAAGGAAAAAAATTATGAATTTTTAATTTTTTATTTTTTTTATTTTTTTTTTTTCTGGAATATTTTTTTTTAGTTTGATGAAGATACGGGTTACCTAATCACCACTAACCCCTCCCCGCCTTCGGCGGGTTGGGTCATACCCCGGCCCAAGTAATACCAACTATCAATTAAGATTAGAAGTTATGAACCAGAATCAGAATCAGGAGAATCTTGGCAGATTCATCAATTCGCAGAGCTTTGCTATGGCTAAAATTCGCTATGGCATCACCTCCACCAAGAGGGGAATCCAGAAGACCAAAGATGGTCGGGAGAAGACCATCTTCGTCTGCTTCAATGCCAAAGGACAGGAAGTGGTCCGAGGGCTTGTAGCTGCAACCATAGAAGGTGCAGAGAAAATCCCTGTAGACGCCTACATCTCGGAGGTAGAGTATGAGCGTAAGTCTGATGGTCAGACCACTACCTGCTTCATGCTCCACAAGAGTGCCAATAAGGTGGAGCTGGCAGAGTTCGAAGAGGAGTAGTACTCCTCTTCTTTGGAAGTGGGAAGATAGATTGATTCTGTCTTCTCACTTTCTTTCTATACCTATATATAATATATACACCTTGAGAAATAGGTCAATACCCTACTCTCTCAGACTTAGAATTCAAGGGCTATTTACTACAAGTCTGTAGCTTCTTGGCCCTGAGGTGTGGTGTTATAATAGGAGATTGTTTGCCTAAAATGAATACTGAAATGATTGTGGCTTATTGGTTATTGCTCATCATCTTTATGCTTGTCATGGCTTTTGCATTGGGTGATGTAGTCTACAAATTGATAGTTGAAGACAGAAAGAAAGGGCCTTACTAAATAGGACAATTAGACCATAATTGGTCAATAGTACTTATTAGTTATAGAGCTCCAAGAAGCTTGTAAAAGACTGAGAATGAGAGAGATAGAAGAGAGAATTGTGGTTATTTATGACCATCTCCCCCTTTTATCTCTCTTTCCAAATACCCTAAACCCTGACAGCAGATAAAAAGATAAAACACTATTTACTGTCAGATACAATCAGCAGTATCTCTTCCTTCCTTAGTTATAGTCTGAAAAATATCGAAAATATGAGCATTTGTCACTATGAATATAGATATTCTAAAATGATAAGTGTAGATGATAGAATCTTGAAACAGAATAGAAGTAGATTTTCTGCTACAAACTAATAGGATTTAATACTGTTTACCTTTTCCCTGTCTATCAATACTCTGTGGAAGAAAATACTATTAAGTTATTAACAGAGCATTAGATATGCATGATTGAGATAGTCCTGATTGTAGACGATTTCAATAGATTAAAGTACAATCTATATTTCATATCGAAGTCTATGGGAGATATGAAATGAACAAGTCTTACATGATATACAAAATCCAAGAGGACTGTAACTTATTTATAGTACATTAGTTTGAGGCAAATTGTATGGAGTAGTGAGTAATAGACAAGAGGAATATCTATCTATTCCTTTTCACAATGGTTCCTTAGCTCAGTTGGATAGAGCAACAGCCTTCTAAGCTGTCGGTCATAGGTTCGAATCCTATAGGAATCACAAATTATCCAATAATTAAAACAACGAGAAACCATGAAAACTATCAAAGTTATATTCCCCAGTAGCTGCAAGGAGTATGCCTTCAATGTGGAAGACCCCCACAACTGTCTGACATCCGGTTCCACAATCTACCTCCCTGCATACCAATCGACAGTATACATTTCTGCAGTCTACGCCTCACTTCTGCATTATGTAGATACCAGAACTCAAATGCTGTCTAACTATAAAAGGACTGCCTATCACATCCCCATCAAGATTGTCGGATGGAAACTGGTAGAAGAGAAAACTGTTAAACTCGGCACATTCACTCTGGAAGAGGCTAAAACCCTCTTTAGGCAGGGTGGAGCTGCAACAGAACTTGCACTCAAGTATTTCTCTGAAAGAGAGCTTTTAGGGTTCATTCCTATGAGCAGACTTGCACCGTGGCAGACGAGAATGAACAATGCTACTGGAATTATGCAGAAACTGGCCAATACTCTCAACAAAGAATGGCGCAAGACTCATGGAAATACTGGATATTTCTGCAGCCCTCGAAGTGATGGAAGTTGGGAAGTTCTCAAACACACAATAGTAAACTACCCCGGCATAGTTTATTTCAAAGAAGAAAAGGATGCCTGGGCAGCTCTCAAGCAGCTTCATCCTGTGGAAAGAGAAGCACTGAAAGGTTGCTGAATCAGTAGAGGGAGAAATCCCTCTACTTTAATCAAATTAATAACCAGGGGGGGGGGAGAGAACCCTTCCACAAATAAATCCAAATGAGAACGAAATTTAAAATCACAGCCAAGGAGCAGGCAGCATGTCTTGCTAAGCTCTTTAAGGAGAAGGGTATGGAACTTACCCTTGAGAACCTCAACAATCTCCCTCTCAATTCCAATGAGAAGAATAGGAAGAATGGGTACACTGAAATCTTTGTGGCAAGTATGCCCACAGGGATGACTCTCCTGTACTATGATAAGAAAAAGAGAGTCCTCAAAGAGGTGTCAGGTGAACCTAGTATTCTCCCTGATATGGCTTTCAACATGGAGATGTTGGAGGAGATTGCCAAGGACTTAGGTCCTGTAGTAATGGAGGCAGAGGTTCGTCCTGTTCTGGAGCAGATGAAAAGCATGAGCAGAGAGGAGATTCTCAAGAAATTCGGCATCATTCCTGACCCTGAATACAAAGAGCCTACAGCAGAAGAGCTGGAGCTCTTCGAACAGAACCTCATGGAGGAAGAAAAGAGGGCCGAAGAGATGAGAAAGTTCATGAAGTCTTTGAGGGCTCTTTCTGAAAAGGAATAATATCCTGTGCAGATAGTGACAGATAGAGTTACTTCGATATTTAGCTCACTGGAAGAGCTTTAGACTGATAATCTAAAGGGCCTGTTCAAGTCAGGCAAATTCTGATTCTCTATCTATTTATCTTCTGCACATTCCATAGGGAGACTGGCCCTTGATACTGTTGTGAAACAGAATCCCAGTTAATTTTAATCCATTTTAGTTAAACAAGCCATAGAGAGCCTAAAAACTCTCTATGGTCATTAAGAAGAAGTAGTGACATCAAGGGTTTCATCGAATTTTAGCTCATTGGGTAGAGCATTTGTATTTGGGACAAAGGGTAACCAGTTCAACTCTGGTAAATTCAGCCAAAAGGCTCTTGAAACTTATCTCTTCTTCTTTCTATATACTCAAATTAACTACCAGTGGACGCCTGGCCGGCAAAAGGAAGCACAATAGAGCGCTGCTCTGGTTAACTTGAGTATCACTATACCTGACTGATGAAGAATCTGGTGCAAATTATTCACTGCCAAGGCCTAAGAAATTAGGTACGGGAGTCAGGTATTCTTTTTAAATAGCTGCCCAAGCTATACATGAAAAACCACTGAAGTACAAGGTGAGGGGCTGCGAGGGATAGTAAGAGGGGTGAAATTCCGCCACTGAAGCCTGAGGAACTCGACGCTGATAGAGAATAAATTAGGGGACTTCAATAGTCCCTGTCAGCACCATAACAGTACTATACTGTTTAAGACACAGGAAGTGTTGTAAATAACATACTCATCACGAAGATGAGAGATGAGGTTCTGATATCCTTACAAGTGTTAGAAATCCTCCTTCCTGATAATATAGACTATCAAGCACTGCTGCCTTTTGAAGATTCAAAATAATCCTGTTGCAAGATAGTCTACAGTTAGCTCAATAGTGATATATGTGTTACATCGAATTTAGCAAAAGATAAACACATATTGAATTACTTTGAGCTACCCACACCACTGATAACTCAAGCTGCAGATTGAGGGTTAAACAGTAAGCTGGAGTGGTGTCCAGTGGGATATTATTCCCGGGGGATATAGTGAGCCCCTGATAAATCCATACCATCGATAGACCAAAAGGGTATGGTTATCCATTAATGGATAGATTGTGTTATGGTCAACTCCTCACTTGGTAAGCCTAATTGGCAGAGGAGACACAGGTGTCTGTAGAGAGGTTAATAGGCATAACTCATGGTATAAGCCATGGTATTAGAGGGTTCGAATCCCTTCACAGACCAAAGAGCTTAACTGGCTTTTGATTTTTTTTTGTTCATTGTTTATGGGGTAGGGTGGAGAGCTATTCTTCGCCCTACTTTTTTTTATAAGTCCACAATCTAAAATTAAAAGATATGAAAGTAGAAACTGCTGCTATTCCCACAGCGCGGAGCTATGAGATTAAACCGGGGAATCTAATCTTACATCAGAATTCAGGTATGGATATCTGGATGATAACTGGAGTTGATGAAACTGAGGAAGAAGACAGATTCACCGCAATCCTCGTGTGTCCATCCAAATGCACTGCTAACTATTATGGCATGACTCAAATTTTCACTCCCAGTAAGTGTAGATTGTACGATGGGGAGGTAAACTTAAAACAAAAGTTATAACACAAACCATTCATGATATGAGTAAGTACAACAAAACTAAAACTCCGGTACAGCCTACGGTAGTGAATGAAATGGGCGAAAAAGCATTTCAGCTTACTGACAAAGAGGTTCTCGTCTCTACTGTCATGACCACATTCCTGCAGGGTGCTTACTATGAGACAGAGAAAGAAGAGACCAAGAAAATCACTGAACTTGCTAAGAAGCTGGATCCTCTCTTCGTAGCAAAATTGGCTCTCTATGCAAGGAAAGAGGGTAATCTGCGCTCTGTAACTCATCTCCTGGCAGCTATTGTAGCTGGCAATGCAAGAGGTGCAGAGTGGGCCAAGAGGTTCTTCAACAAGATTGTTGTAAGACCTGATGATATGACTGAGATTCTCGGTGTATATCAGCATCTCAACAATCTTCCCAAGCTGAGAAAGATTTCCAATGCAATCAAGAAAGGCTTCAAGGCAGTTCTTGAGAGACTGGACCCTTATCAGATTGATAAGTACAAGATGAAAAAGAAAGAGATTACTATGGTAGACCTGGTGAATCTCTTTCATCCTCAGCCTACTCAGAAGAATAAGGAGGCATATGACAGACTCCTCAAAGGTATGTCTCTTAAGGACCTCTACTCTTCCACTACCTTTGAGAGAACTATGTCCAAGGCTGGGCAGACAGCTCAGAGTGAGGAGGACAAAGAGGAGCTGAAGGCTGATGCTATCAATGAGGTACTGGCCAATCCCCAGGGAGCTCCTTATATGTCCCTGCTGAGAAATCTCCGCAATATTCTTCTCTATGCTCCTGATAGTGTAGAGGAGGTTTGCAGACAACTCACTATCAAGGAGAAGGTGCTCAGGTCCAAACAGCTTCCCTTCAGATTTGCAACAGCATACTCTGAAGTAGAGGCTATTCCTTACAATAAGGAGACAGCCAAGGGTACTGTCATTCAATTCGAAGATGACAAGAGAAACCGGAGGTACAAAAGTTCCGTAGAGTTCGAAGATAAGAAGCAGATGCTTCTTGAAGCTCTTGAGGAAGCTCTTCTGTACTCAGTTCAGAATATCCCTGAGCTGGAAGGAAACTGTGCTATTCTCATTGACCACTCTGGTTCAGTGAGAGGAGATGCAGGTGGTTCTTCGAGAGTATCTGCATTCTCGAAGGTAACTTCAGCCATGATTGGCAATCTCTTTGGCTCTATGATGGCTTTCAGACAGAGCAATGTATTCATTGGACTGTTTGGAGACAGGCTTATTCCTGTACCCATCAAGAGAGATATGGGACTTCTCGCCTTCAACAAATATTCATTTGCTGAAGGTGCAAAGTGTGGTACAAGCACTGAGCAGGGAATGTATGATTTCCTCAGAGATGCAATCAAGAATAAGACCAAGATTGACAATCTTATTGTCTTTTCTGATTGTCAGCTCGGAGAGAAAGGAGACACTCCCTGGTATGGCAGAAGCTATGGAGAGAGAAGTGCCACCTTCGTAGAGCTCTTCAAAGAGTTCAAGAAGATTAATCCCTTCTGCAATACCATTGTGGTCAATCTGAGACAGACCAAGGGAAATTCTGTGTTCCACAAGAGCCAAAGAATTCTCAACATTGCAGGATGGTCCTCGAACATCTTCAGTATAATTACCTCGAACTGTAAAGGCTTTGATGCTCTTATTAAAGAGATTGAAGCTATTGAAATCTAATCTCAAACTCAATCAAAAACTGAATTTTAAGCGTATTTTAAGAGAGGAGTGGCTGCTTTTTGGAGACAGTTTTTGAGCTGAAGGCCACCTATGGGGATTAGTACAGACCAGAGTAGTAGAGATATTACTCTGGTCACTACAAGTCAAGGAGGAAGGTTAGTCTACTGGTGTATAGTAGTATAGAGAGCATGGCCCAGACAATAGAGCTGAGTAATAGCCCATGTCAGCACACCTTGACTTTATTATTAAAACCTAAAAACTATGAACATCTATTACTTAAAGAAATTCAGAAAGCTGGCTAAGAAGAGATTCTGGTTGGAGTATTTCACAGACAGAATAGTTTTTCATTATCACACATGTGATACTTGGGCAAACACTCTTGGCTCGGATGAGTGCTCTGTCTGCTTCAGAAAAAGCGACTACTACAGTCCCCAAACTTATGTAATCCGAGCTGAGCATAGGATGAAAGAGATGATGAGAGATGAGATATTAACCAGAGTAAGACAAATACCTAAAAAGAAAAGAAAATGAAAGTTACAGTAGATATAGAGGCGCAGGATAGCTCTTGGGGAGAGTTGTACATATGCACCAATTCCGTATGGAAAGATGCTATTCTCATGCTGACTGACATGACCTGTCTGGAACCTGGGGTAGTGAAAGCAACTGTACTCCATGCTAATAAGGGAGTTAAGGCAGGACAGATAGTAAATATTTATATGCGTGACCTTAGACCTTTCAGGGGAAAGTTGACCTTTGAATGCTAAACACTACAACTATGACAATAGAGGAAATCAAAGAGGGAGTTAAACTCTGGACTGGGACGAAAACTACTGAGATGGTTCAAGCTCATCTTCTGAGATTAGGCTTTACATGGGCTCCTGTGGGCCCTGGCCATCTACTTGAGGGAACTTTCTCCTTTATTACTTTCCTTGCTGTAGAGGGGAGCCAGATGAGGGAGATTGTAAATATGGATTGCTATCTGAAATGCACCTTCCCTGAGGTAACTTACAAGGATATTCTGGATGTTCCTATTCCCTCTTTCAATTTCAAACCCTTTGATAGGGTGCTTGTTAGAGGGAGTTCAAAAGACAAGTGGGAAGCAAATATCTTTGCAGAGTACACAGGAGTGGTGGAGTACCCTTACAAATGTATAGACAAAGAACCCTACCCTGAATGTACTCCTTACGCAGGGAATGAAAAGTTATTAGGAACCTATATGCCCAAGCCATAATGAAAACCTGGATATACAAAAGAATCTTCAGCTTCTGTGCAAAGAGAAAAAGAGCTCTCCCTAAGTTTCTTCGCAGGAAGATATATGTAAGGGCTCTGGACAGACTGAAGGAACACACTGTCACCAGTACAGACGGTAAGGTGGACGGTAAGGTGAAGGAAGGCAGTCTTATGTGTCCCCAAATAGAAATAGCCACTGTGGAAATGATAGGATGGGACTGCAAATATAGACCTCTTGGCTATCCTTTTCTTCTTCCTGAATTCTCAAGGAAAGAGTTCAGTAAATTTCTGTATGAAAGGGGTTATCTATCTTTATATCTCTTTCCTCTCAAAAATATTCCAATGTGGTTGCCTACCACTGAATTTGGCCATCGGTTAAGACTGTACTATCTCTACAACTGTGCTATCAGGTGTGGATATAGTTTATGAAACTCAGGCTCTTAGGCTTAAGTAAAAGACTTGGTGAATTCCATCTCCTATAACAAGTAAGATATAGGTAGAATAATGCCCACAAGGGTTGTGTTGATATGGGCGCTATACAAGACCCTTGCGTATAGCTCAGATGGATACTTGCATACTTAAGAGTCCCCCCCAACCACCAATGACCAAGTAAGAGGTGGTTATTTTTATTATGAAAAAGATTATATTCTTAGACTTCGACGGTGTGATTACTACACTGAAGAGTGGATGGAAATTAGACCCTGAGAAGTTGAAACTCTTAGGGGAGATACTGGAAGAGACTGGTGCTGAGCTGGTTATATCTTCATCTTGGAGGTCACATACTGTAGAGAGCACTATAGCTATATTGAAGGATAAGAACAGATTCTTCAATGGTGGCATAGAGTTTCCTTTCTGTGACAAGATTATCGGTGTAACCAAAAGATTGCTCCCCAAGACCTTCAAATCACAGTATTGCAGAGGGGATGAGATAGATTTGTGGCTCAAAGAAAATATCAATGAGCCTGTGAAATATCTCATTCTGGATGATGACAGGGATTTTCTCCCTCATCAGATGTCTAACTTTAGAAATACTCACTGGGAGACTGGATTATCTGAAGAGGATGTTCAGTTTGCTATTGAGTTTTTCAAATAACATTTTTTTATTATGTTCGTACTGATACTGATTACCTTCATTCTGCTATACATCCTGCAACTATACCTCGCCTATTATGCAGCTCAAGGTATGGAAATGCCAAATTTGGTCAAGGGTGTTCTTGTAGTACCCATGATAGGGCTGCTTCTGATGGTTGTTGGGATAGTAGCCTTTCTTATATCCCAAATATTCAAGGAATAACTATGAAAGTACTTCTGGCAATACTCACTGCCTTGGCCATACTATGTTTTACCATGGCAATTAACTGGCCTCTGGCAGAGGACCTTAACTTCAAAGTGACTGTCGTTACTATGCAGTTTGCAACTCTGATGTTTGTATTAATCCACAAATTCGACAATGAAAAGAAAGATTAGAACCACTAAATTAGTTGGTTCGACCAAAGGAAATACTTTCAAGACTTGTCTTGCTCTCCATAAGTTGGAGGGAAAGGAAGTTATTCCCGAAAGAATTGAGAATCCCTTGGGATTCAACTCACCCAGAGAGGCTCTGATAGCCATCACAAAAGTAAGTAAGTAATATGTGGTGGATAATTGGAATAGTGGTTTATATTCTCTCCTTCTTTGCTATCTGGCTGTTTATCATCCAGGAGGCAAAAGATAAAGGAGAGCTGTTTGAAACTGTCCAAGACCTCCTTGATGTATTGGAGAAGGAGGAAATAGGCTGTGTAACCGTTCTATCTCTTATCCCCATTCTCAATACGGTCTCATCTATCATATTGGGATTACTCTTTCTCCTAGGGAGAATTCTTAGGATGAGGATAAATTAGGGATTTATAGGGTATAAGGATAAAATTTAGCTTAAGTAATACCTTTTAATAACATAAATAATATGGTTAAAACAAATGGATGCCATTCTACTCACTGACGGCTATAAGCTGGACCATAGAAGGCAATATCCTGAAGGAACTCAGTTTGTCTATTCAAACTGGACTCCGAGGAGCTGTGCTTACTATCCTGAGGCTGAAGAAGGGGTTGTAGTATTCGGCATACAGTATTTTATCAGGGAGTATCTCATCGAGAAGATACAAAAGTCCTTCTTTGAGGTTCCCAAGACAAAAGCTGTGAGCTGGTTTAAAAGAAGGATAGATACCTTCTTAGGCCCTGACAATCAGGTAGGCACTAAACACATTGAAGCTTTGTGGGATTTAGGCTATCTGCCCATTGAAATCAAAGCTCTTCCTGAAGGTTCTCTGTGCCCTATCAGAGTTCCTGCATTGACTCTCATCAACACTATGCCTGAGTTCTTCTGGTTGACTAATTATCTGGAGACACTCATTTCTACTTCTCTCTGGTTGCCTATGACTTCCGCAACCTCAGCAAGACTCTACAAGAAAGAGCTGTTGAGACATGCAAAGAAGACTGGCTTCGAAAATGACTTTTTGGGATTCATGATACATGATTTCTCAATGAGAGGAATGGCAGGTGTAGAAGCAGCAATTATGTCAGGTATGGCTCATCTTACTTCATTCGTAGGCTCTGAGACTATTCCTGCTATTGAGGCTTTGGAAGAGTACTATTTTGCAGATGCTGACAAGGAGCTGATTGCAGCTACTGTACCTGCAACTGAGCACTCTGTAATGTGTGCAGGTGGTAAGGAAGATGAGTTCGAGACTTTCAGAAGACTCATTACAGAGGTTTATCCTAAGGGATTTATCTCTATAGTGTCTGATACTTGGGACTTCTGGCAGGTAATCACTGATTATGTACCCAGACTGAAAGAAGACATTCTTGCAAGAGAGGGTAGAGTAATCATCAGACCTGACTCAGGTGTACCTGAGGATATCATCTGTGGTGTAGACCCTGCAAAATACACCAAAGAGGAGTATGAAGCTCTCCCTGAACATATCAGAAAAGGTGCCTATGAGTGCCTTTGGGATGTGTTTGGAGGTAGAATCAATTCTAAGGGCTATAAAGTCCTTGATTCCCATATTGGAATGATATATGGGGACAGCATCACTCTGGAAAGACAGAAGACTATCTATGCAAGATTGGAAGCAAAAGGATTTGCAGCCACTAATCTTGTATTAGGTGTAGGTTCCTACACTTATCAGTATAAGTCGAGAGATTCTCTGGGATTTGCCATGAAAGCTACCTGGTGTCAGGTAAATGGTGAAGACAGAGAAATCTTCAAGGACCCCAAGACTGATGATGGTGTAAAGAAATCTCTCAAAGGCCTTATCAAAGTGAATTTGGTAGATGGCAAATATGTAGCTACTGACCAGGTAACCAAAGAGGAAGAGGATATGGACAACCAACTGGAGACTGTATTTATCAATGGAGAACTGGTAGTAAGACACTCTCTCGAAGAAATCAGAAAAAGAGTAGATGAAAGCCTCTCTTAGTGTAGCCTATACCCAGCATTCTGCTACTCAGAGACTCTGGGAAGAGTATCAAAAGTACAGAAAACTGGTTATAGCTTTTGACTTCGACAATACTATCTTTGACTATCATAACTCAGGTCTTGATGTCAAAGATACTATCGACTTACTCAAAAGATGTTCAGAAGAGGACTTCATTATGGTTCTTTTCACATCCAATGAGGATGAGAAGTGTTTGCAATGGATGAAGGACTATTGTCTTCACTTTGGAATCAGGGTAGACTACATCAATGAAAGCCCTATTATGAATACCAGAAAACCTTATTACAACATATTGTTGGATGACAGGGCTGGTCTTCAAGAGGCAGCTGACACTCTGAACTCTGTACTTAACCTAATTGAAATTAACAGAGATGAACTTAATCAATCTGATAAATAGAGAAGCCCCAGGGGTTCCCTATACTCTCACTACATTTCCTGATGGAGAACCTCATATAGTACTTGGGGAAATCAATAGGAAGTATGCTGCACATGTAGTGTGTAGAATAGCTAATCCTAATGACCTCTTCGTACTGTTGCAGGTAGGAAATATTCTCAATAGACAGGGAGTACCATTCAGTCTTACTATCAGATATCTGATGAGTGCCAGAATGGATAGAGTGATGAGCTTCAATGAAGCTTTCAGTCTGGAGATAGTGGCAAATGCTATCAACAGCATCCATCCTACTAAAGTGAATCTTCATGAAGCTCATTCAGAAAGAGCTGTGTCTCTTATCAATAACAGTCAAAATGTATTACTTAACCCTTGGCTTAGTAGCAAGAAAGTAATCTGTTTTCCCGATGAGGGGGCTTCTGAAAGATACACAAGTCTTTACAGAAACAATCCCAAGATTGTCTGTTCTAAGACAAGGGACCCTGAAACAGGAGAACTGAAAGGCTTCACTATTCAAAGAGAAATTGGAGACTATAATTTCAAAAAGGCTGATAATATTATTGTGATAGATGATCTCTGTGATAGAGGGGGTACTTTCATGGGAATAGCAGAGCTTCTGAGAAAAGAGTATCCCCAGGCTTCTCTGGATATTCATGTAGTTCATATGGTGAATCCTCTGGGAATCCTTAATCTGAGTAAAACCTATGACCATGTAGTTTTCACAGACTCTTACAAAGACTGGAGTAAAGAGATGGAAATCCCTGCTAACTGCACTATGGCTCCTCTTTAATCGGAGCTAAAAATCAAAGGAGAATAAACAAGGAAAAACACAATGATTGGTGAATTCTTATTCATTGGCCTCGTAGCAGGCCTTCTGGGACTTTTCTATAGGAATTGTCTCAAGGGGAAAGATATGATTCTTAACCCTATATATGTAGTCCTGTCAAGATGGGTGGACAATGCAAGATTCTGTATGGAATGGCCTAAAGAGGCCAGTGAGGAAGGATACAATCTTAAGTGGTGGCCTGTCATTGGGTGGATTGCATATCCTCTGGGATATTGTATCTATTGTAGTACCACATGGATAGCTATCTTCCTTTACATTATCTATATTAGCTCTTGGGCAGTATTACCTTCCTGGCATTGGGTAGTGATAGGATTAATTACAGCAGTAGGTATTTCCCATCTGATTGTGGTGAGCTGTTGCAGGTGGTTACTCAAGAATCATCCTGATTGGGACGATGAATACCAAGAGTCTTAGTAGACCCCCTAAGCATGGGGAATTAGAGAGAGGGCTTGTATTATTCAAGTTCTATCTCAGGGAAAATGGAGTACTCAAAGCCTTCAATCATTATGTAGGTAACTGGAACTATTTCGAGCATATAATGTATAAGTATTGTCATCATCCTGTACAGTTTGTAGACGTGGTTTTTGCACATCTGGATTACAAGAGAACACCTGGTAAGCTCATAGGTCCTTTCAGAGGATGGAAGGAAGCTTGGAATAGTGCTGCCAAAAGGAGAAACAGAACCAGAATGAGACTCCAGGAAAAGGTTAGTAAGTATCTTCGTACCTTAAAATATATAGGGTTACCAGAAGACAAAGATAAACTTATAGACAACCTTACACTCAATAGTAGGCGTCTGGCATTTGATGCCCTAACTACTCTTGCAATGGGTAATCCCAATGCTGACCATCCAATGGTAAGAAAATGGATTGACAAGTATACAATAGATTATTAGGAATACTAAAAGATAAAGTGCCCTGGATATTGTATTTAATGTATACAGAAACCAAAGTCCTCCTGAGCATTGCATTGCAGGGAGGCACTCTTGTACGCGAGAGTAAGATTACCAAGATTGAATGGGCCCTCACTCTTGGTGACGTAAAAGGAGGGTCCAAAAAAAAACTTCCTGAAGAAATTGCTGCGAAAGTAGTAAGGAGAGGCAGGTTCAGACATCACAATCTGGTGGCTAAGCCTGCCATCAAATCCATTTCTCTCGGGAGAGAAGCATATGCCTGGATGACAAGTGCTGATTCTTTCGAGAGCTGGATGTTCGGGTTGAAACTCAAGAAAGAAGACTGGAAGAACCTGTCTGCTGAGCAGAGACTCAAGATTCATCTCCAGAGGCTTTGCGAGCACTACGGGGGAAAGAGTTTCACCTATCAAATCATGGGGGAATGAGAGGGGTAAGATTTCCTGAGGGTGCAGATGCCATCATCAGGGCAGAGGTCAGAAAGACCCCTGAGAATATTCTTGCTGCCTGCTGTAGAGCAGCTGCGAAGATATACAATTCTCCTTCCTTAGCTACTCTTAAAGGGCCTAAGGCAAGAGAGAATAAGTATGTTGCAAGGATATCAACACACTGGTATTCCAGGATTTCCAAAGAGAAAGTGTGCTTTGCTATGTTCTGCAGACAGAAAACCTTTATCAACCGAAAGGTCGAGGCAAGAGGTACCAAAGTAGCCATTGCTCCTGTGCAGACCCCTGCTCCTCTGAGAGGCTCATTCAAACTTCTTCAAGATTATCTGAACAACCGATGAACCTGGAGGATAAAGTGAGAATCACTCTAACTCGTGCTGGAGCTGAATACCTTACAAAGCAAGATGAAGAACTCTTAGGTAGGGATGTTAAACCAAGCACATTAGCCTATTTAAAGGCTATGAGATACCATGAAGGTATGGTCTTGCATCTTCATCTTTGGGAAGTTTTCAAAAGATTCCAAGGGTTTAGAATTCAGCTGGGAGGGAGGATTCCCTTCACAGATTTGGAGTTGGATGATGACAAGAGAGTCTATATTAGAGCAGGCCTTGGAGTTGTCCAAGGAGCACAAGTACCTAATTCTTAATTGGGCTACTGGTGTGGGTAAATCAAGAGGAGCTATAGAGATAGCTGCCTTGGATAAACCAGCCAGGATACTTCTCATTGTGGCAGAAATACCACATAAGGAGAATTGGAAGAAGGAGTTCGAGAGATGGAATCCTGAACTCTGGTCTAAGGTGACTGTCGAATGTTATGCCTCTCTGAAGAATTACAAGGATACTGAATGGGATATTATCATCCTTGATGAAGGGCATCATGCAAAATCAGAGTTGAGAATGAATATTCTCTCTACTTTGAAGACGGAGAAGGTAGTCGTATTAACTGCAACTCTGTCAAGAGATGATGAAGAGCTGCTAAATGCAGCTTTTAATGGTAGATTCTATAAGTATACTATTACTCTCAGAGATGCAATATCTGAAGGACTTTTACCAGTCCCTAAGATATATCTGGTTCCTCTCTCTCTGGACAGAGCTAACTATTCGGAGGTCATCGAAGAATCTTGGGGAGACTCCAAGAAAAGAGTGGTTGTGGAGACCACATTTGAAAGAATGTTCAGTTATATCAGTAGGAAGAAAACTATGCCACCTACTACTCTTATGATTAAGTGTAACCAGCTTCAGAAATATAACTATCTTACCAATAAGGTAGAATATTTCAAAAGGCAGTTTATGGTGAGAAGACAAGAGTTTCTCAAGAATAAATGGTTGCAACTTGGTAGTGAGAGGAAAAGGACTTTGGCAGAGTTCAAAACCACTGCATTGAGAGCATTGTTGGAATTACTTAAAGAGAGAAGATTCATCTGTTTCTGTGGAAGCATAGACCAGGCTGAACTTCTGGGAGGGGAGAATGCAATTCATTCAAGGAAATCGGATTCCCTCAAGACTATAGAGAGGTTTAATAACAAAGAGATAAGCAATCTCTTAGCTGTGAACATGTTACAAGAAGGTCAAAACTTGACTGATATTGAAGTGGGTGTAATAGCTCAATTAGATGGTCAGGAAAGAGCCTTTATTCAAAAGTTCGGTAGAACTCTGAGAGCTGATGACCCTATACAAATCATCCTTTATTTCCGGGGCACGAGAGATGAGGAGTATTTGGAAAAGGCATTAGAGGGTATTGACATGAATTATGTTCACACTGTGGAAGACCTCTCTGAGATACCACTATGAAACTTGTAGTAGACACGACATTGCTCAAGGGGCTCACTTTAGAGGAGTTCCTAATTCTTTGGGCAGCAACTAACAAGGGAACTCCTGCAGACCGAATCTATGTAGATTTGGGATTGAAGGGTTTCGGACAGCCTCTTTTTGATTTGAATGGTCAAAAGGTGAATGGATTTGTCGTAAGTACTGAAGGTAGAGATTTTGTGAATAATGTCCTTTCCCAATCTGCTATTTCTGATGATAACAGAGATTTAAAGACATTGGCACAAGCTTTGAAAGACCTCTATCCCAAGGGAAAGAAAGATGGAACCAATCTGCCTTGGACTGAAGGAGTGGCATTGATTGAGAAAAGACTGAAGATGTTCTTCAAGAAATATGGAGAATATCCACATGAAAGTATCATCAGAGCTGCTCAGAAATATGTAGAGGGACATAATGGCAATTATCGCCTTATGAGAACCTTGAAATATTTCATTTGGAAAGAGGAAAGAGGAGCTGCCGGAGATGTTGAGAGCACATCAGATTTACTCACCTATCTGGAGAATGCAGGTGAGGAAGAAAACCTGAGAAATGATTGGACAAGTACCATTGTTTAACTCAGATGGGGAAACCTATTCTCCTTTAAATATTAACTGATGTCTTTAGCTACACGAGCACTACAAATACTCAAGGATAGGAGGGATAGGATATTAAGAGGACTTATCAACTGTCTTCCTTTTCCTTTTCCTCGATTCAGAGTGTGGTTCCCTGGTATAGAAAGGGCGAGGTATTACTTGGTGACTGCCAATCAAAAGATAGGTAAGTCCAAGTTTGCTGACAAGGTTTTTGTTTATGACCCCTTCTTTTATTTCCTTGAGAATCCCCAGCAGGGGAGTGTCAAGGTGTTGTATTTCACAAGAGAGATGAGTAAGGAGGATAAGATGATGGAGTTCTATTCACATCTTCTTTACAGACTCTCTAACAAGTCTATCCGAATCTCTCCTGTAGATTTGAAGAGTACGAGAGCTGATAAACCTGTTCCTCAGGAAGTTCTGGATTTACTGGAATCTGAGGAATATACGAGGTATATCGACTCTTTTGCCAATACAGTTACTTTCATTGATGATATAGGCAATCCTACTGGAGTCAACAAGTACTGTAGAGCTTGGGCAGCTGAGCATGGGCATTTCACTTACACCACTATTAAGAAGAAAGACCCTGATACAGGCAGAGAAGAGGAGATTGAGGTAATAGACCAGTATATTCCTGATGACCCTGAACAGATTGTAATAATCATCTTTGATAATGCTTCGAATATAATCGAAGAAAGCAATCTTGGGAAGATGGGAAGTATTGAGAAGTTATCGAAGTATTTTGTCACTCTGAGGAATCAGCTTGGCATGTCTCCTGTGCTTATTCAGCATCAGATGCAGGCTCAGGAGGGCACAGACAATATCAAACTGAAGTTAATGAAACCTTCTGCAAGTGGTCTTGCAGACTGTAAATCTACTATCAGAGATATCAATACTGCCTTCGGGCTTTATTCTCCCTTTAAATTCGGTGAGCACTCTTATGAGGGCTATAACATTGATATGTTCAGAAATAATATCCGATTCATGGAGATTATCGATGATAGGGACAATGGAGCTGGAGGTCTGGTATGTCCATTGTATTTCGATGGAGCCGTAGGTGTCTTCGAAGAGCTACCAAGAGCTGATGACAAAGAGGCTATTCAGGGAGTTTATAATTTCTTGAATAGACTGAGAGGCAACACTCTCATGACTGTATACAAAAACAAAACCAAGAGATTTTTCACAAATTTATTCAAAAAGAATGGGTAAAATACTGATTGTAGTAGGACCTACCGGAAGTGGAAAAAGTCGGAGTATAAAGAATCTTGACCCTGCAAAGACTGTAGTGGTCAATGTTCTGAAGAAAGACCTTCCCTTCAAAGGTTCAAGGGCTCTCTACTCAGCACAGAACAAAAACCTGGCTAATCTCGACAAATGGGATGATGTGGTAGGGTTTATTGAGCATATAAGCTCTTCCCAGCCTCACATTACCACTCTTGTCATTGATGATGCAAGATTCATTGTCGAGAAAGAGCTGTTCAGAAGGGCCAAAGAGACTGGCTATGGAAAATTCACTGAAATGGCTGCTCATTTTCAGAAGATTATCGAGACAGCAGAGAATGCAAGAGGAGACCTCAATGTGGTCCTCATGCTTCATGATGACGACGTAATTTCTGATGGAGCTGTAGTAGCCAAGAAGGTGAAGATGAGTGGTAAGATGATTGAGGACCATTATAATCCTTTGGAGGTGGTTCCCATTTGTCTTTACTGCAAGCCCTCTATGGAGAAAACCTCTACCACTTACCAGTTCTACACTCACAAGTGTATGGTAGGTACTGCAGAAATTCCTGCAAAAACTCCGGAAGACATGTTCACTGAGAACACTATTCCGAATGACTTGGCTTTGGTCTTCAAGGCTATGGATGAGTATTATGGATAGATTGGTATTTATGGCCTCCCTGAATAGGGATGGGTGGCTTAAGACTATCTATAAATACTGTGTAGCTAATGGTAAGAGGCCTTCGATGGCTTTGTTATTGATACAAATTTGTTCTATGCAAAGCCATATTATGGAGCTTATCATGGCTGACTTATCCGAAAAGTACGAACTCTCTATCCTTAAGGATAAGGAGGGTAGACTCATAAAATTCTTTTAACACAAAACACAATGATTAAACAGTTTTCGCGGTTTGAAGTAGCCGCACTGAAGAGAACACTGAAGAACATTTCTCCGCTGCTCAGAAGAAGAGCCACTCTGGAGAAGCAGGCCAATGCAATTCTGGCTGAACTGAAAGAGGTCGATGACAAGATTGATGCCTACAAGCAGATGATGGACCCCATCACCGGAGGCATTGACCCTGAAATCATCATTGCCAATGAGGGCAAGGTAGAGATTGCTGACAAGCCTGAGATTCCTGAGGCTGAAGTGAGCATGGAACCTCAGCCTGAAATGGAACGGGTACAGGAAGCACCTTTCCTGGGTTAAACAAAGTACAACAACATAAACTTATATAAGTAATGAGTAATTTAGTAAAAGTCCTCTTTATGGCCTTTGCAGCAGGTCAGGAATCCAAGGAGTCTGTCATCCGTCGGTACATTGGTGTGGCACCTGTGTACATCCTGGCTGTAAATCCTTCGAAGGCTGAGCTGGAGAAGATTTATGGCACTCAGATGCTCAATGAGCCCACCTATGTGGGTAAAACCACCATTAATGGTGTGGAGTATCCTCAGATTCGTCTGGACTTCATTGTAAAGTCCAATGCTGAGAAGTGCAATGGGATTGAGATGACCTCTAAGATCAGCTTCTTCCTCACCAAGGCTCCGTGGATTAGCTCTGCAGGCACCAAGGTGCAGATGATTAACAAGTATGGTGAAACCTTCTGGATTACCTTGGAAGAGGCTGAGAAGATGGAGGTAAGCACCAGCAAGGTCATCTACAGCACTGAGGGCATGAGAAAGGCCTACAGAGGTGAGGCTGACCTGGTGGATTTCCTCAAGAATTTCCTGGTTATCCCTGGTCCTACTTTCCGGGACAACAACACTGGAGAGTGGAAGCCCATCAAGAACCTTGCAGATGCTGAGGCTCAGCTGGGCAGAGTGGAGGACTACTTCAAGGGAGATGTCTCGGAAATCCGGGAGGTCATTGGCAGTCAGCCGGGCAATCAGGTAAAGCTGTGCTTTGGTGTGAGAACTACTGATGACAACAAGCAGTATCAGGATGTCTTCATCCGTAAGACTCTCAGACTGAGAGTCACTGACTACAGCAAACTGGACGAGGAAATCCAGCTTGCAAAGAACAATGGGAGCTATCCCAACACTGAGTTCTCTGTAGAACCTCTGCATGAATATGTAGTAGGGGCTACAGCTTTCAAAGCTCCTGAGACTCAGCAGGAGGCCCCCAAAGCTCAGGGAAACTGGTTTAATTAGTAATGGGCTTCGCTCAAGGCGAATCAAGTGATTATAGTGTGTATTGGAGTAAGGATATAGAGTATAAAGCTCTTGCCTTTTACTTCAATATACACCAAATCCCTTGTGTAATAAGCTCTCCTTTCAGAAGAGATTCAAGTCCTTCCTTAAGTATCACATCAGGTTCTTCAGGAAAGATACATTGGGTTGATTTTGGTACAGGAGAAACCGGCAATTTCAAGCTACTGATGGCAAAGACCTGGGGGACTACCATCAAGGAAGCTGAAAAGAGATTACTCTCTGAATTAAGCCGGATAATAGCCCATGAGCAAAGTGTAGAAGTTACTTATACAGCCACACCCAAAGGGGTAGTATCATTCAGTAGTGAGGTTACTATCGAAGTAAGAGTGAGAGATTGGAAACCTTGGGATTTAGAGTACTGGGAAAGCTACGGAATAAATAAGGAATGGCTTGAGTTCGGGGATATACATCCCATTTCACACATCTTTATTAACAAGCCTACTGGTACTATTGTAATTCCTGCAGAGAAATATGCTTATGTCTTTGTAGAATTCAAGGATAACAAACCTACTCTTAAGATATATCAACCATTCAGTAAACTATACAAATGGCGCAATACTCATGACAGAAGTGTCTGGGATTTATGGTCCAAGTTGCCTGAAAAGGGAGACAGATTGATAATAACCTCTTCAAGAAAAGATGCCCTATGTATGTGGGCAAACACAGGAATTCCATCTGTCAGTCTGCAAGGGGAAGGCTATATTCCCAAAGCTCATGTAGTTAGTGAGCTTCTTCTGAGATTCAGAACTGTATACGTCCTCTATGATAATGACTTTAGGTCCGAGATAAACTATGGACGTGAATTTGGAAAGAAACTTGCTGAAACCTTTGGACTTAAACAGATAGAAATCCCTACTGAACTAAGGTCGAAAGACCCCTCAGACCTCTACCATAATCATGGGAGAGAAAAATTACAACAGACCATAATAGGTCTAATCACAAATCAAAAAATCGGAGAGGACGAATGTCCTTTCTAAAATAACAAATCTTTTAAAACACACAAAAAGTTATGGAAGCACGCACAATCACCATCATCTCGGAGTCTGGAAATGGTCACAAGACTATTCAGTCGTCGGCTGAAACTCTGGGTGAACTCAAGAGAGACCTCGCCCAGAATGGCATCGACTATGAAGGTAAAACCTTCAGAGAGGGTCTCAGCCGTACTGAGCTGGTAGATGATGCCTCGGTTCTCCCGAGAGACCTGGATTGGAAGGGTGCAAAGACCAATAATCTGGTCTTCACTCTGACCACTGCAAACAAGAAGATTCGCTCGGGTGCTATGAGCCGGGCAGAGGCCTACACAATAGTGAAGAACTCCGGTCTTCAGGATGCCATCAAGGCAAAGTTCGGAAAGAACTTCACTCAGGTGAGCACTGCTGACCTGGAAGCTTTCCTCTCGAAGAAGGCTCCCAAGGCAGCCCCTGAAGCTCCCAAGTCGGAGAAGGCCAAGGCAGCTCCTGAGGTAGCTGCTTGTCCCCTGGAGGGCAAGTTCAATGCCCTGATTGAGCTCCTGGTGTCCAATGGCACCTTGGAGGACTATGAAGCAGAAGAGATTCTTGGCACTGTCGCCAAGGAGGCTCCGAAAGCTTCGAAGTCTGACAGCCCCTACAGTGAGGCTGAGTTGAGAGCTCTTGCAATGCGATAGTAGAGGGTGATGGATAGAGGAGAAACCATCAAATCATGGTATAAGGACTGTCTGGAGAATATTCAGACAGTCCACTCTATCTTCATCAATACTTTTGGTGAGGACAGAGTAGACCTACAGGGAGTTCTTTCTGAGGATGACTTTGTTTCTCAGATGTTAGGGAAGTTAATCACTCTCCCTGAGAAAGCCACTATGCTGATAGGAGACGTCTCTGAGGATGACTTTATAGTTTATCAGGAGAGACTGAGAAATGTTCTCAGGCAGAATTTGAATAATGCTATAATCATAGTACATTTTCCTGAACTGACTATCACTAATGAGAGGGGCAGAACCCATCTTATCAGAGATATGTATGCCAGAGTGGTTCTATCACCTAATGGAAAACTCCACTCAGGGCCTCAGTTCCACAGAGCTACCTTTACTCATGCAGAGTGTAAGAACAACTACCTGCATTCTCATGTGAGAACTATTCGTTTTGACCATCTGACTGAATGGCAGGGAGGATGTTTGGGTAGTGGACCTATCAGGGATACTATCTCAAGACTTTCTATAGACTTTTCTTGGGAAGATTGGACTCTCTTTGCAGTACAGTTGGACCAGTATGTTCATGTGGAATCTTTAGAGGGTGGTCCCTATCATCGCATGGAAAGTGTAGGACCCAATAATGGAAGGTGGAGAGAGCAGCATGATATAGTCAGGTTTCCCAGATTGTCATTGCCTCTTTTATATTCTGTCTCGAATGTGATGGTCCCTCGGTTTTCAGAGAACTTCACCAAGGAGCATTTTTCAGAGTTTGTCACCTATTTCTGTAAGCACTTCAGAGAAACTGGCCTCTTTATTGCATTTGCAAATGACCATTATTTCTGGGGAAGTCCTGTGATTGAGACAGTAGAGAAGATGAGCAACATGTTCATAGAATGGTTCAACACCAAGAGACATCTCGGAGAGATTACAGCCACCTGTGAAGAGTTGCTTCAGAACTCTATTATCAAGAACAGTATAGTTCGGAATGGAAGACTGATAAACTATATTCCCGAGTCTACTACCGATAATAGGAATTATGCAATCTACGAGGGTACACACCTGTTCTATTTCAAAGGAAATCCAGTCACTTTCCATTATATTCCTCCTGAGACTTTAGAAGGCTCAACTGTACAGGAAGCATCAAGAACTCTCAATACAAGCCTGGTAATTGCGGTTATTCAGGCAATAGAAACACACATAACCTTAGTTTATGGAAACACCCCAAGTTCCTTCGGTTCCATTGAAGGACGTAACTACACACTATAAACTCAAGATTCAAGCAGAACTGCTTAAGAAGATTGAGTATGTCTGTAAGAAAGTTCCCTCTCTTGAATGGTCAGGAGTCCTGTTCTACAAGGCAGAAGGAAGCTTCGAAGAGAATAACCTTGTCCTCACAGCTGTGGACATGGTGGTTCAGGATATTGGCTCTGCAGGAGCTACAGAATTTGAAATCACTACGGATGTTGCATGCTATATTGCAATGAATGAACTTACTGACTGTCAGATGGGTCTCATTCATTCGCATAATAACATGCAAACATTCTTCTCTGGTACTGACCAGAGTACTCTCTTACAGGAAGGACTTGATAGAAATCATTTCCTTTCTCTGATTGTGAACAATGCAGGTGTATATACTGCAAAAGTCACCAGAAAAATCCACTACAAGGAAAAGTTCACTATCTCTTATAACTATGAGACTTATCAGGGAGTTCCTGTAAGTGTCGAAGGGAAAGAGATAGACAGTGAAAGCACTGTCATTGAGGCATTCCCTCTGGATATTGAGAAGGAGACTCTCCCCTCTCCCTTTCCTGAATTGGATGCAACCCTTGAGGAACTTCGTGCGAAGAACAAGGCAAAGGTTGTTCCTTTTGTACCCTATGAAGGTTATGGAGGATATAATCCCTATACTCGTAACTATTCCACTCCTGTAAAGAAAGAGGTATCTGCGGGCCCTGCGAATGTAGCTCAGCAGAAGTTCCCTTTTCAGAATTCCCAGAAGGATTCGAAGAAGATTGGGGCTGGCATCACTAAATGGGAAGAAGGGGATGAAGTCTACATTGAGAAAGAGAACCAAGGTCTTCAAACTACCCTCTGGGGAGAGAAAATCCCTTATGACAAAGTTCATTACCCTGAAGAGTCTGTACAGGATGTCCTGAGAAAGATGATTAAGGGCAGTCCCATGACAGGAGATAACTTCAATGTTCAGAGATTTGTCCCCAATATGGTCAGTGTCTATGACAAGGGCTTCAACAATCTTCAGGGATTCATGGAATGGGCTGACTCTTATCTTGAGTTCCTTTTCTGGAATGCAGATAGTGGAGACCTGGAAACCAAAGGAGCTACTATTGAGGAAATGAATGCCATCTTGGCTCATGACCTCTTGGTAGAAGTAGACAAATTGCCTAAGAATGAGTATCTGAAAGGATACAGAGAACTTCTTGAGGCTTATATTCTTTAACTATGGAAGAAGTAAATGTAGATGGTCTTATCCCTGTAAATCCTGCAACAGGTCCTGATGAGACTACCTCAAGATTCAGTTCAGCCATCTGGTATGAAAAGGTAAAAGAAAAAGATATTACCTTAGCAGGATGCGGTGGCATCGGCAGCTATGTAGGCTTTCTTCTGGGAAGAATGAAGCCTGCAAGACTTGTCCTCTATGACAATGATACAGTGGAAGTTGCAAATCTCTCTGGACAGCTCTTCGATAGTAGGTTCATAGGAAGCTACAAGGTAGATGCTTTGAGGACCATGATTAATGAGTACAGTTATTGTTTCACTATCTACTCTATTCATGAAAGATACACTCAACACTCTGGTGTCTCACCTATCATGATTTGTGGCTTCGATAATATGGAGGCAAGAAAGGTATTCTTTAAGAAGTGGGAGGCGGCAGCACTTGATTCTACGGATGCTGGAAAGTATCTCTTCATTGATGGTAGACTGGCAGCTGAGGAGTTTCAAGTATTTGCCATTACGGGAGACAATAGAGCAGCTATGAGGAAGTATGAGGAAGAGTACCTTTTCTCTGATGAAGAAGCAGAGGAGACTCTTTGCAGTTACAAACAGACCTCCTATATGGCGAACATGATTGCATCTGTGATGGTGAATATCTTCACCAATTTCTGTGCCAATGAATGTGGATTGCCCTTCCCGAGAGAGACTCCTTTCCTCACTACCTACAGGGCAGACTACATGTACTTTAAAGTAGAGCGATGATTACACAAGGATTTAGTGGTATACTGGAGGACCACTTTTCTTTACAAGCTCCTTTATCTAACAGAGAGGGTAATGCCTATGATATAGGCTTTACCTGCTCTATGAGGTTGGGAACTGGAGAAGTGATTATACCCTGCATTATAGGTGCTTCCATCCATTCCAAGCTAACCAATCTTCTCAATGAGGGAAAGACTTCTTTGGAAGAAATACCTCAGGTAAGCTTCACAAGAGGATTTTCGTTGAGAAATAGTACTACGAAAAGGACTGTAATTACTATTTTCAGAGAAGGCCTGAGAATAGATAATAATAAGTTCGTGAAGATTACTACCAATAAAGGTATTGTCTATTATGTAGGCAGAGGTGTAGTTTTGGACGCCAACAGAAGTCCTCTTCTTATCTTTGCCAGGAAATATAGGTTTGGGGGAGGAAACTTTCGAGAGATTAGTAGGGTACTCCTTGTATCCAGCAATGTCTATAGGAGAGATGATATGCTCTGTAAGAGTATAAGAAAGGATATCATTGAGTATATGGTGACTTCAACATCAGAAAGAGAAGTAATCATTTCTGATTTAAGGCATTATATTACCCACTGTCTTTCAGCATCTCCGAGTGATGTAGGAGAAGTGGTGGCTGCCTGTGCAGAGACTATTGGTAGGAACTCCATACTATGACGAAGGAGGAGTATTTCGGAGGTTGGTTGAAAGTGATTGACAAAGATGAAATGGACAAAGTACTTGTTCTTTTGGATGGACTGTATGGGAAATATCCTATCTGGCCATTGAAAGAGAATGTATTCAAGGCCTTTCGTCTTTGTCCTTATGAGGATTTGAAAGTGGTCATGATTGGTCAGGACCCTTATCCTCAGCCTGGAGTAGCTACTGGAATACTCTTCGGTAATAATCCCAACACTTCAGAAGAGAGCCTTTCACCTTCCCTGAAGGTCATTAAAGAAGCTGTATTGAACCCCACCATTCCTCATGGAGTGGTGAGGTTCGATAATAGCATGGAGAGTTGGGCTAAGCAGGGAATCCTGATGATTAACTCAGCTCTGACTGTAGAAGCTAACAGAATAGGTTCACACACTATATATTGGAGACAATTCATCAGCAAAATGCTGACTAATCTTTCAATGTATAGTCCTGGACTTATTTATGTGCTCTATGGTGCTCAGGCCAAGACATTCAGGCCTTACATCAATAATAGTAATGTGGTCTTTGAGGTCCCTCATCCTGCGTATTTTGCAAGGACTGGGCAAAGATTCGAAACAACTATGTTTGATGAAATAAATGTCATTCTCAAAAGAAAAAACAACACAACCATAAACTGGTATGAAAAAGTATTATAATCCTGCTACAAAGAAGGAGTATGCCTTGGGGGACCATGTAGTGTTCTCTACTAAATCTCCTGAAGGAGCTACTGTAACCCTGTCTACTCCTATTACCAAGGAAATTCTCCCCCTTCTCTTGGAAGTAGGGCTTCTGAAAGAGAAGTCCGATAAACCGGAACTTCTCAAGCGAGAAGACATTCCTATGGACCTCATGTTCTATGTGAATCTTCTGGCACAGAATAAAGACTGGACACTGGGGAAAACTGTAGAGTTCCTCAATGAGGTGTCCAGCGTACACCCCAATGCAACCTTCGATATTTTGCAGATGGTCATTGCAAAATATCTGGATGAGCAGTACCCTGACCACATCAAGAACTCTCCCAGAATCTTCGGGATTACCTCAAGCAATGGCAAAGTTGTAGAGGTTTATAAGGAAGATATTGCCAACTTCCGTAACTTCGCAGCTTTCAGAAGTCCTGAAGATGCAGGTATTGCCTGCAGAATCCTGAGAGACATCAAGAGATACTTGTTCAAAAAGAGTGGAAAATAAGAAGATTAAGGGAGCCACTACTGTTGACTTGGAAGGAATCCATTTCAAGAGTAAACTCGAAAAGTCTTGTTATCTGAAACTCATAGAGGCTGGATTCTTCGTCCAGTATGAACCTTACAAGATTCCTGTATGGACTCCTCAGAACAGGCGTCTTGAAACTATAGAGGCCTATCAGCCGAGTAAAAGTAATAGGAAAGAGGTAGAGACTATAACAAGGCCTCTGCTTCCTATTACCTATACTCCTGATTTCCTGGTTATTAAAGACCGTCTCTATTGTTTCTTCGATGCTAAGGGATATGCAAATGACAGATACCCTATAAAGAAAAAGATGTTTCTTGACTGGCTTGCAAGTCAAACCACAGGAATACATTATAAATTCTTTGAGGTACAGTCAGTTGCACAGATTAATCATGCAATACAAATAATCAAGAGTTATGACCCCACTGGAAAAAATCAAGTCTCTGGTGCCTGAGCTACCCCCTAAGGATAGAGCATTGGCTGAGACTTTTATAAAGACCAGAGACTTCAAGTCTTTGTGGGAACTTGTTCATTCTTGTCTGGTAAGGATAAAGAGGAATGAGAAAAAGGAATCTCCCAATCCCAAGTATCAAGAGCTGAATGTGGAGAAGTTACAGACTCTGGAAGCAGAAGTGAGTAACTATCAATCATTGATTGACCCAGGATGGTTGGATGATACTGAACCGGAAGAGGAGGAAAACCCCATTGATGAAGAGTATTAAGGAAATTGCGTGGAATGTAACTGAGGAGGAGTACAGAGCAGACCCAGCCATAAGTTATTCTACGCTAAGTACATTTGCTCGTGAGTCACAGAAGGTAATACCCCATTTGCATGATAAGAAGGATGCAGAAGCTCTTAGATTCGGCTCTTTGGTAGACTGTCTTATGACAGAACCTGAGACCTTGGAGGAGAGATTCTTCATTGTGGATTTCCCGTCTACTTCTGACAAAATAGAGACTATCTGTAAGAAAGCTTTTGACCAAGAGAATCCTGCAAGGTCTCTTGAATTGGTCAAAGAATCTATTCTATTAGAAGCAATGCAGGAGGTAGGATATTATCCTAACTGGAAAGATGAGACAAGACTTCGAGATGTCATCTCCAAAGGAAAAGAGTTTTATGGTTTACTCTTCCTGGCAGGAGATAAGACTATTATGTCTACTGAGGATTATAAAAGAGCCCAAGCTTGTGTCGAAGCTCTGAAAACTAATCCCTTCACTAAGAAAATCTTCTTTGTAAATCCTTTTGAGCCTGAGGTAGAGAAGATATATCAGCTGAAGTTCAGAACAGAAGAAATAGCTGAATGTGCTGTAAGGTGCATGATGGACTTCTGTATAGTAGACCATGCCAAAAAGACCATAAGACCTGTGGACCTGAAGACTACAGGTAAGGATGAGGAAAAGTTCGAGGATTCCTTTATCCAATGGCTCTATATGCTTCAGGGGACTCTGTATACACAGATTCTCAAAGCTCTTATCAGCAAGGATGAATATTTCAGAGACTTTACTATTCTTCCCTATTGGTTCATTGTAATCAACAGGTACAATCAAACTCCCATGACTTGGGAGTTCGAGGATACTTTCTGGGAAGGAGACTTTCTGGACAGTAAGACAGGGGAGGTTCTGAAAGGCTGGAGAAGATTGCTGCAGGAGTTGTTGTGGCATATAAGAGAGGGTAAATATGATTATTCATATGAGACCTATCAGGTTAATGGAATCCGTAAAATCACCAGGCTGAGAAGGAATGAATGTAATTAAGAGAGATGGGACTATTCAGCCTTATGATAGTTCCAAGATATTCAAAGCCATACTGTCTGCCTTTAATGCTACAGGTAAAGCTATTGATGCTCAAGGCATCAGAGAACTTGTATCACAGGTAGCTATCAGGGATAATATCCCTATTGAACAAATCCAGGACCAAGTGGAATTCATCCTTATGAGAGCTGGTCACTTTGAGGTGGCAAAGGCTTTTATTCTCTATAGAGAGGAACATAAGAATGAAAGAGAACTGGTCGGGATGAAGCAGTATATCAAGGATTATATGAAGTCCCAAAATGCTGCGACTGGAAGTAAATTCGATTCTAATGCCAATGTGACTATGAAGAATGTCACTACATTGGCAGGAGAGCTTCAGAAGGGTAAGTTCATTCAGCTCAACAGGAGTAGAATGAGAGATATGAATATGAAGCTTTGGGGTCCTGTAGTAGCCAAGGAGTATGACAGAATGCTTGAAAGTCATGAGCTCTATAAGCATGATGAAACAGCTCCCATCTATCCTTACTGTGTGGCTATCACAATGTACCCTATGCTTCTGAATGGATTAAGAGACCTTGGAGGTATATCAAGACCTCCTAAGCATCTAAGGTCCTTCTGTGGTATCTTTGTGAATATGGTATTTACCATTGCAGCTCAGTTTGCTGGTGCTGTAGCTACTCCTGAGTTCCTTATGTACTTCGACTACTTCTGCAGGAAGGAGTGGGGAGAGGACTATTGGAAAGACTTTGAAAGAGTGGTAGAACAGTCCAATACTAAGGTTGAGGAAGTCTTTGACCCTACTGTAGGATACTATCAGGACCTCACTCAGGAGAATCCAAGAACCATTGAGCAGGTAATTGAGGATTACTTTCAGAATGTGGTCTACTATCTCAATCAACCTGCAGCTGCAAGAAATTTTCAATGTGTTACAGAAGATACCCAGCTGTGGACTCCCCAAGGATTTAAGTATCTCAAAGAGCTTAAAGAGGGGGATAGTTGCTATGTGTGGGTGGATGGGAAGTATAAGATACAAAAGATCAATAAGCTGAATGTCTATAACTATAATAGTGATAGAGATGGGCAGCTCCTAAGATTTTCTGGAAGAAATTACCAGCAGACTGTAACTCCCTCTCATAGGGTAGTCTATAAGATACCCAACACTAATAGATTTGCCATAAAAGAGGCCAGGGAGCTATGGGGGCATTCTAAGCTGTCTTGTCCCATCTCTGGAATCCTTGAGAGAGAAGAGGATTATCCTATTTGGGATGAACTTTTAAAACTCTGTACCTATGCTTTAACTGATGGTAGTATAGTAGAAAGTCATGGGAAGTACAAGATTACTTATTACTTATCCCCCTCAAGAGCAGGGTTTAATGAAGTTATCCAGAGTCTTTCTTCCTTGGGGATTGGGTATACTGTGGTTACCTCTAAAGTGTCAAGATGGGGAACAGTTCAGGAGATAAGGCTTACTGCTACAGATTCTTACAATATTTGTAGACAGTTAGAAAATACTAAGAAAAAACTTCCAGGATTCTTTAGAAAGGTAAGCCAAAGGCAGGCAAGAATAATCCTTGACTGTTGGTCTAAATCAGATGGTCAACAGCTAAGAGATGGGCGGCTTCTTATGCAGTGTGATAATGAAGAGATTGCCTCAGCTCTTCAAGAGGTAGTACTTCTTGCTGGTTATGGAAGCTCTATTGAATATCATAAGACTCCCAAGCTCGATGGAACTGAAGGAAGAACTCTTTATGTTGCAACTTATCTCAGAGACTGTAAGAGAGTATCTAACTATGAAAAAGTATCTTATACAGGTAAAGTATGGTGTCCTACTACGGATGCTGGAGTAGTAGTCTTTAGAGAGAGTAACGGAGTTCCTTATATCTCAGGTAATAGTGTCTTCTGGAATATCTCCTATTTTGACAAGAACTACTTCGAAGGTATCTTTGGAGACTTTGTGTTCCCAGATGGTACTAAACCTTCGTGGGAATCATTGGATTGGCTCCAGAGAAAGTTCATGAAGTGGTTCAATAAAGAGAGAACCAAAGACCTGCTGACATTCCCCGTAAATAAATCTGCGGCATAGTAGAGTAATCTATTATGAAAACCCCTTTAATTGCTGAAATCTCCTAATAAAGTTAGTGTAAAGTTTGGAAATGTGAGAAATTTTACTTATCTTTGCATTAAATTTATGGACAATTAGCAGCTAAGTATCAAATGAATGAAATTTGGAAAGAAATTACAGGCTATGAAGGTTACTTTGAAGTAAGTAATCTTGGAAACTTCAGAAGTAAAGATAGACAGGTAAAGTACAAGACAGATGGTCTTAGAAATTATCCTGGAAAGTCTTTGCTAACTGAAACTATTGTTGAAGGTTATCAAAGAATTGTATTGATGAAAGAAGGAGTTAGAAGAAGATTCATGTGTCACAGAATTGTGGCTCAGGAGTTTGTTCCTAATCCTGAAAATAAACCTTTTGTCAATCATATCAATGGTATAAAAGCAGACAATAGAGCTGAGAATCTGGAATGGGTTAGTCAATCTGAAAATGAAAGACATTCTCATACTGTATTAGGTAATTCTATGAGAGGAAAAACTTATCCTAAACAGGTAAGATGGGTATTATCTGGATATGTATCTGAGTCTATGAGTGAGGTTATTCGAACTTTAGGCACAGGTTGCATTGAAGGGTTAAAGAAGGCCATCAGAGCTAACAGACCTTATCATGGAAATTACTTTGAATTTGTTTGATAAAAGTTCAACGACTATCCCGAAAGGGAGTACACCCAAGTGGGTGGAAATGGGGGGCATCCTATTAGGATGGTGATATAGTCTAAACTGCATAGTAATATGCAGAAGTTCATAAGAGAACTGCATAGACGTAACGAATCTATGTGAATATATTGAGAAACAATGGCTCTTCTGACTGATGGTGAGGATGTATTAGATAAGGAATATGCTGACTTTACTGCAGAAATGCAGTCTGAAGGACACTCTTTCTTTGTCTATATGTCCGATTCACCTGATAGCCTTAGTAGCTGTTGCAGACTGAGAAATGAAGTACAAGAGAATCAGTTCTCCTATTCTTTAGGTGCTGGAGGGGTTGCTACTGGTTCCAAGTCAGTGATGACTCTTAACATCAATAGACTGGTTCAGGATGCTGTAGCCAAGAAACTTTCTATTCAGGAATATCTGAGGGAGAAGGTTCAGCTTGTGCATAAATTCCAAACCTCTTATAATGAGCTTCTTAAAGAGTTCTATGAGGCAGGAATGCTGACTGTCTACAATGCAGGGTTCATTGACCTGAGAAAGCAGTATCTCACCATTGGTGTCAATGGAGTAGTAGAAGCAGCTGAGTTCCTGGGTATTAAAGCCAAGGATACTGAAGACTATCAAGCCTTCATTCAGATGATTCTCAGTACTATCTCTGAAGAGAATAAGAAAGCTCGTACTAAAGAGCTGATGTTCAATACAGAGTTCGTACCAGCAGAGAATCTGGGTGTAAAACATGCCAAGTGGGATAAAGAAGCTGGCTATGAAGTTCCAAGAGACTGTTATAACTCCTATTTCTATGCTGTTGAAGATAGCTCTCTCAATATTCTTGAGAAGTTTAGGCTTCACGGAAAGAGATATGTAGCCTATCTTGATGGAGGAAGTGCGCTGCACATGAACTTAGAGGAGCATCTGAGTAAAGAGCAGTACAGAAACCTTCTGAAAGTAGCTGCGAGAGAGGGAACCAATTATTTCACCTATAACATTCCCAACACTATCTGTAATGATTGTGGCCACATTGACAAGAGATACTTGAAAGAGTGTCCTTCCTGTGGTAGCAAGAATATAGATTATGCCACTCGGGTAATCGGTTATCTGAAAAGAGTTTCTTCTTTCTCTATGGCAAGACAGGAGGAAGCAAGCAAAAGATTTTATTATAATGGAAATAAAGATTAATGCTCAAATATGTAGATACTGATGTAACATTCCAAGAGGTCCCTGGTGAAACTACTTTATGTATAAACATTTCTAATTGTCCATGTCATTGTGAGGGCTGTCACAGCTCTCACTTGGCAGAGGATATTGGTGAACCTTTATCTATTATGGAACTACACAGTCTGATGCTTCTTAACAGAGGTATTACTTGTGTAGCTTTCATGGGAGGAGATTCTGAACCCAGTTGGATAGATTTCCTGGCTGAATGGGTCAAGAAAGGCTCTGAGATAAAGGTAGCTTGGTATAGTGGTAGGCAAGAATTATCTAATAAAATCAACCTTAAACACTTTGATTTCATTAAACTCGGGCCTTATAGCCAAAATGTAGGAGGGCTTGACAAGCCTACTACTAACCAAGTGTTTTACAGAGTAGAGCATCCGGGAGAAAATCTTGTAGATGAAACTTACAAATTCCAAAAATGAGACTGAAAGTATATATCAAATATTTCAATCCTGACTGTAAGATTGCAGATTTTGCCAAGGGGGATTGGATTGACCTCAAAGCTGCAGAGCCTGTAAGAGGACTTAAGGGAGAGTTGTTCTATATTCCTCTTGGAGTAGCTATGGACCTCCCTCATGGCTTCGAGGCTATTGTAGCCCCTCGAAGCAGTACTCCCAAGAACTTCGGATTCATTGTTCCCAACAGTATTGGTGTCATTGACAACTCTTACTGTGGTGATAATGACCAATGGAAATGTCCTGCTCTTTTCTTTGGGGAGGGAGAAGTAAACAGAGGGGATAGAATCTGTCAGTTCAGGATTCAGCTGTCTCAAAAGGCAACCTTCTGGGATAAGCTCAAGTGGCTCTTTTCAGATGGATTTGAGTTTATTGAGGTAGAACAACTCGGTGCAGTTGATAGAGGTGGATTTGGTTCCACTGGTGTAGCAGGGTGTGCCTGCAATTAAATTTACAAAATGGTAGGACAGATTGTTTATCTCGTAATTCTTCTACTCATAATCGCAGGAGTTGGATATGCTGCCAAGAAAGGAGCTGTAATCTTTACAAATCCTTCGGAGCATATCCCTGTAGATTATGAGGTTTTGACGGAGTTTGGAACTCCGTTAATCACTCTTACGTCCCAGCATGGGACAAAATACACTTTCCTTGTAGATACTGGAGCCAATAGCTGTTATCTGGATGCCCGGGTAATAGATGAGTTCAGTGAGGAGGAAAGAAAGGCCATCAAAGGAAGTACCTATTATGGTGTGGATGGTGCAGATAGAACTGCACTTGACTACATGCTTACCTTTACTCATAGAAACTCAAAGCTGACAGACTTGTACACAGTGGCAAGTCTTGATGGAGTTTTCCAGAGATTCGAGACAAGTATTGGCAAGAGAATTCATGGTGTATTGGGAATACCTTTCCTCAAGAATCATGGTATGAATCTTGACATCAATCGGATGGTCGTATGGAAGAAATTATAACTCTCAAATCACGAGAGTACCAGAACCACCTGAAGAAGCTGAAATCTGCTAAGGGGCTTGAATCGACGACTTATCTTCTGAAAGTTGAACATCCAACCCTTTACAGAGAGGATGATGATTCAGGAAAAATCATAGCCATAGAACCAAGAGGAGGTCCTGAATTGAGGGTTGGGGCTCTCCTTGAGGGTGCTGGGGAGATTCAATATATTGATTATATCCTTGGCTATGGCTACACTGTAACATTCAAGAAATGAGGTATTTAGTCAGTGGGAGACAAGACCTTTTCGAACAAAGCAAAGAGTATGTGATTATTACAGCTGAAGAAGCTCTCAGGATTCTTGAACCTATGAGAATAGTGGGCTTGGATACTGAGACTGAAGGTTTCGATGTTTATACAAAGAGACTTATATCCATTCAGTTAGGTAATTACGAACATCAGGTTATGGTAGATTGTACTACTACTGATGTGCAGTTGTTCAAAGAGTATCTTGAATCAGACAGACTATTTCTTCTCTGGAATGCAAAGTTTGACCTTAAGTTCTTTTACCACAAAAGAATCATAATCAAGAATGTCTGGGATGGTTATCTGGCTGAGAAAATTCTTTGGCTTGGGTACCTCCCAGGCTCTCCTGGTTTAGGTCTTAAGGATGCAGCTGACAGATATCTTGGAATTGAACTGGATAAGACAGTCAGAGGAAAGATTAACTATAATGGTCTATCCGAAGAAGTCATCGTCTATTCCTGTGATGATGTCAAGTACCTGGAGAAAATCAAGGAGTTTCAGGATAAACTTCTTGCAGAACAGCAGCTTTCCGTAGCAATAGAAGTTGAGAATAAGTTCGTAAGAGTATTGGCTTACATCGAATACTGTGGAGTAAAACTCGATGCAGAGAAATGGAAAGCTAAGATGCTTAAGGATGAAAAAAGACTCAAAGAGGCTGAGAAAAACCTCGATGAGTGGCTCATTAACTATTGTGAGACTACTCCTGGTCTTAAAGTTTCTACTGTGAATATAGAACACCTTGTGCTTTGGACAAGCAATGAGGGTACTAATTACATGATAGATGACGAGAGACTGAAGATAAGAAAGAAGAAAAATGCAAGAAGAGTTCCTGCACAGGATATAAATACTCCTGAATGGAAGACAGAAGCATGGGCTGTACCTAACAAGAATCCTTGGATTCTCAAACAGGTTCAGGGAGATTTATTCTCTGATAGTCAAGCTTCTGCACAATGTCTTGTAAAATGGTCTTCTCCTACTCAGGTTATTCCTATTATGGAGCATCTGGGATTCAATCTTCTTGTCAAAGACAAGGATACTGGAGAAATGAAGAAGTCTGTAGAGTCGAAAGTAATTGAGCCTCAGAAAGACAAGTCTTCTATTGCTCCTATTTATCTGGAATATAAGGCTGCTCAGAAGATTGTATCTACCTATGGGCAGAACTTTCTTGACCAGATTAATCCTAAATCAGGAAGAATCCATACTCAGTTCAATCAGTTGATGGATACTGGCAGATTGAGTTGTGGTGGAAAGAACAAACAAACAAAAGAAGAGTACCTCAATCTTCAAAACATACCCAGTGATAAGGAGACAAGAGCTTGTTTTGTCTCTTCACATGGGTGTGATTGGATTTCTGCTGACTATCAGGGGCAGGAATCTGTCATTATTGCCAACATCTCTAAGGATGAGGCAATGATAGAATTTTTCCGGAGAGGAAAGGGAGACCTTCATTCTCTGGCAGCTAAGATGGCATATCCTAAACATTTGGAGGGAATTGCCTTGGAAGATGTCAAGAAATTAGGTCATCATTGGAGACAGGAGGCAAAGGGTGTAGAGTTTGCCATTAATTATGGTGGTGATGCAAATACCATCAGTGTCAATAAGGGTATACCTATTCAGGAAGCTCAGGAAATCTATGACAACTATATGTCAGGTTTTAGAGGAATGGCCTTATATCAGGACTTCCGTCGCAAGGATGTTATGAATAAAGGTTATATTCTTCTTAATGAAAAGACTGGACATAGAGCACATATCTATGATTATGAGATTCTTATGGGCATCAAGAAAAGGTTTGGAGGAGATTTCTGGTCTGTATACAAACAGTATAAAGGTCAGCAGTCCTGGAACATACCTCCTCAGGTTTTGAGACAAATCTATGAAAGATTTGCCAATGGGGATGAGTTCGAGGATATGGTAGGTGAGTATGATTATATAGAAAAGAAAGCCAACCAGACTCTCTATAAAACTTGGAATGTCACCCTTGCAGATGTATATGTCCATCCTGTAAAGTATTATTTCAAAAGAAAGTCTGCATCCGAAAAGCAAAGTATCAATTATCCTATTCAGGGTACCGGTGCTTTATGCTTTAAGTTTGCTTCTATCAAGTTATTCCATTGGTTAGAGGAGAATGATTTGTTATTCACAGTTCTCTATACCATTCCAGTCCATGATGAAATCAATCTGGAATGTCCAAAGGAGTTGACTAAAGAGGTATCTGAAAAGCTGGTAGACTGTATGGTCAGGGCAGGAGATATCTTCTGTGAGATTATACCTCTTGGTGCAGATGTATCTATTGGAGACCATTGGATTCATTAGAGAAGCCAAATGAAACTAACTAAAGAACAACTTCTTGCCCTCATTGAAAAGGCTGAGAGTCTGACTGATGATGAGTATAGGGTAGTAACAGGGACTATACAGAGTCTTTACGAAGTTAGGTCTATCCATTTTCGTCCTTTGACAGGAGGAGCCTTACAGATGAAGTTTCTATTTTATCTGGAGGGAAGAACCCCGGGGATAAGAATTATCACTGAATTCCCTGATTTCGAAGGAGAATTCTGGGATTTGGAAAAGACAGAGGTTCGAGCTCTCTATGACAGATGTCAGGCTAAGGTATTAGCTATAGAGAAAGCTGCTTTTGCTAAAATCATAATGTCCTTATAGTAATTATGATTGGTTAGACAATAGCTGATGATTATAGGAATTTCAGGCCATAAACAGAGTGGCAAGAATACTGTAGCTTTAATCTGGCAACTCCTTATATTCGAGGCAAGTCCTCGGTATAAGGAGATTGTCGGAACAAAGTATGTAAATGACATAGACTATGTATTAGCTTGCATAGAAGGAAGGGAAGAGTGGAAACCCTACAGCCACTATTTCACCTGGAAACAAAGGTCATTTGCCCACAAGCTGAAGCAGGTAGTATGTACTCTTACAGGGTGCACTATGGAGCAGCTTGAGAATGAGTGGTTCAAGAACTCCGATGTCCCCTATACATGGACCAAGAGTGCCTTGGAGATAAGCACCTATAGAGAACTCATGCAGAAGCTGGGGACTGAGGTCTTCAGAAAGAATATACATGAGGGTATATGGGTTGACCTCTTAATGAATAAATATGACAAGGCTGTGATGGATGGTAAACCTGAGGATTGGTTAATAACTGATGTCAGGTTTAAAGATGAAGCAGATTCTGTCAATGGAAGGTCAGGTACTTTAATCAGAGTTCACAAGAATGAGATTAATAGGGAAGTACATCAATCAGAGAGAGACCTTGATGACTATCCATGGTTTCAATATGAGATAGACAATAATGGCTCTCTGGAAGACCTTATTATTCAGGTAAGAGATGTAATGAGAAAAGAAGGAGTATTATGAAGTACAAAGTAGTAAAGTATGGAGCACCTTGGTGTGGTCCATGTGTCATGATGGACACCATCATGGAAAGTGCAGCTAAGGAATTCCCTGATGTGGAGTTCGAGAATGTAGATGTCTCTGAAGATGATTGCGCCATCAATGAGTTCAGAATAGTAGCAATTCCTACTATTATCTGTTTCAAGGAGGACAAGGTAGTTTCCAAAACTACTGGTCCTATGACTTACCCAGTCTTCAAGACTCTGATTAAAAATCTTTTAACAGCCTAACTATGAGCAGTAATGGAAACTATCCTCCCGGAGCTCAATATGACCCTGCAGCTCCTTGGAATGAAAAAACTGAGACCAAAAAGGTAACAGTTAGTGTGACTTACAGTAAGGACTATGTGGTAGAGGTACCTGAAGGTTGTACACCAGAGGAACTTACTGAACTTGTAAGACGATCCATTGTACTTCCCAAAGAGGTAATGGATGGTATCGATGCAAGGAATAAGGGATATACCACTGCCTATGGAGGCTGGGAGGAAGATGATTTTGCAGTAGCAGAATAATGAAAGAATTAAGACCTGAGAGTCAGAAGGCTCTCGAAGTAATTAAAGAAGTATCTCCTGAAGCTGTAGTCGATGGAAGGGCAATCCTCGATTTTTTAGAGGATTACCCTATCTACGACTCACAGTTTGTCAAAGAGGAGGATGGGCTCGAATGGTCTATTGATGTCTATAAAATAGGTTATCAGTTCATCAGAGCCCTTGTGCCTTACGAGAAGTGTGAGGACTCATCTAAACCTATCTGCCAGAGGATATGTAAAGATGCTGAGTTCGACATGAATAGTCTGGCTATTGTATATCCTGTTAAGGTAATGCTTACCAGATACAAGACTCTGGAAGAAATAAATGGGAGAAAATGAGGCTAATTAGACCTTCTGCAGAGATTTGGACACAAGAGGCTGGTATTTCCGGTATCTATAAACAGATAGAGAGGTGTGCCAGGGTTTGCTACAAGTCTGAAGATAAGATTGGGGAGGGTACTGCTAAGAAGATGGTAGAGATGCTTACAAAGAGAGGGCATACTGCTATGCTGGAGCATGGTACAGTGTATCTGGCTATGCCTATGGAAACTATAATACCTATAGAGGCTAATGGCTGGGGCAAATATACTAAGAATCCTTATTCAAAGGGGTTCAAGATATGTGAGGTTAATGGTCAGAAGAGAGTAGCTGTTACTACTAATCTCAGAGTACTGGTAGAGAATGGTTGGCTTGATGACTTAAAGTATATCTGTGAGCCTACAGAGTATCATGAAAGGAGAATCACTGTAAGGTTTGTGTGTGATAGAGGAGTATCTCATGAGTTTGTAAGGCATAGGGTGTTCAGTTTTGCTCAGGAGAGTACCAGATACTGTAACTACTCTAAGGACAAATTTGGTAATGAAATTACCTTTATTGAACCTTGTTGGTTAGATAGTTATAACTATAATGGGAATACCTATGGCAATTGTTTCCTGACAGCCTTGGAAGCTGCTGAAGCAAGTTACTTTGATTTATTGAAAAAGTGGGATGACAAGATTCCTGATAAAAGGTATAAGACTGGATTTAGAAATAATCCTTGGACACCTCAACAGGCAAGAGCTATTCTTCCTAACTCCTTAAAGACAGAGTTAGTTATGACTGGTTTTATAAGTGATTGGAAACACTTCTTTGAATTGAGAACTGCACAGAATGCTCATCCTCAGATGAGAGAGCTGGCTATTCCTTTAAAAGAAATGATGATATGATTAAAAACATTAAAGAAGGGGACTTTCTCTCTGAGCAGTCTCATTACAGAGTCCTGAAATTGCGTAAGGATGGAACTGCAGAACTGCGTCATACTGAGAGTAATACTAATGTAACTGTCAGTATGTCCTATATCAAGGAACTCATGGCATCAGCTGATGAGGCTCTTGAAGAGAAGAAGGTAACCAAAGAGGACAAAAGAGATGGTACACTGGGTATCAGGAGCATCTTTGAAGCTATCTCAGGCCCTGAGGTATTCACTGTATGCTTCAAGAAGCAGGACACTCCCAAAACCAAACAGGCTCTTAATAAGGAGATTAATGACCGAATTACAGCTTTTGTAGAAGCTGTTGAGAAAGCCAAAGCTTCTAAGAAGAGCATTTCTCAGGTAGCTGCCAAGCACTTTGAGGATTTGGTCAAGAATCCTATTCTTCCTGTGAATGAAGGAGAGGATAGAATCCTCAGAGGCTACAAGGTTCAATTCACCTCCAGAGATGGTAAGTATCAGTGCATGGACATGAGCATTGATTCTCTCCGTCCTGTAAATATCAACACTATCAAGTGGTTGATTTACAAGGGAGTGAAGTATGTAGTCGCTGAGTAATCTACAAAAAAAAAGAGAGGCAGTTTACACTGTCTCTCTTTCTTTCTACAGGCTTGGGTTATTACTACCCAAGTTTTTTTTAACGGTCTACACCTAATTTTCCAGGGACCTCATCAGCATCTCAGGATTCATTGTATTGTAGAATGTCTGGAATGGTGATATAGGGCTCATTGCAATACTTCTTCCCAACTTGGTCTTACCTTCGAATCTTCCTGACTCTACTTCATTGAACCAATCAGGTGGCCATAGTATTGAGGTAGCCACATTGTAGGTACTTTCTATGATAGAAGTAGCTGCAATAGGAGACCTCAAAATATTAAGGGCCTCCTTAGGTGTAAGCATAGCACCTAACTCAGTCTGCATTCTTCTGAGCTGATAAAGAATCATTCTCTTATGCCAAGGATTTTCATCATCTTTCCATCCATGAACTAACAGATTGAATGCAAGTACCACTAATGCAAACTGTCCGAAGTCAGCAGCAGCTCTTTTCAGATTAGCCCTTTCCAAATCTGTAAGATTCATATTGGACAGAGCTCTACCCTCTCTCAGCTCTTTAAGGGCATTCAGTACTATTCTGCCAGCAGTTCTGTAATATCCTTCAGTTTCAGCACCAAGACCTACATCATAAGTAGATTTTTGGAATCTTGCATTCCAGTTGGGAACCATGAAGTTTCTAAACTGCATACCCAGCTTACCCAGTATATACTGTTTAGCCATAGCTCTGTCCCCTTCATTGGCATTACCTACTACTCTTTGAATCAATCTACCATATCTTCTGCTCAGGCTGAAATAATCCTTTGTAGTGAACTCTGAACCATCAGCTTTTGTAACTCCTTCTTTCAATACCAGTTGAGCACCGGCATTAGGTTTATTGGGGTCAATAGGCTTTGTTTCAAGAGCATCCCACAGAGAAATATCATTACCTTTAGCATCTTTCAGTTTGGTATTATTAGCCATTGCTATAGCTACTCTGGCTCTCAGATAGTGGTCACCAGCTCCCAAGAAGAACATAAGAGTCTTCATTCCGAATAGTCTTGCTATCGGAGACCTCTCAATCTCTTTACCCCTGAGACCTTTCAGTCCTTCCTGGGATATATCGAATTTCTCAAGGAACAGAGATAATTTATTCGATTTAAAGGCTGATGTAAGCTCTGCAAGGTGAGGCATAAGCTCCTTAAAGTAAGTAGCATCTGCTTTGGCCATGTCTTTCATATTGAAGAATTCACCTGCTATAGATTCAGTTCTTGTGAATGCAAGACCTGAAGCGATAGAAGCCATACCTACCATAATATTCAGACCGAGACTCTTTATAGTAGCCAAGCTAAGAAGAGCATTGGTAGCCTTTTGGTTGTCTACTCCCATAGTAGTACCGGCATCTACAGCACCTCTCTGATATACCTGGTCTCTCATCCAAGCCTCGAATCTTCTATAGGCATTCTGTCCTTCACCAGTTTTAAGTACAGGGTCGAAGAAACTCTCATCTTTCAGACCTTGAAGTCTCGACCTCAGAATCTTACCACCTGAGGTTTCATAGGCAGTTCTTCTTGAAAGAACAGACCTACCTACCTCCAGAGTATCCACCAAGTCTAACATTCTCTTATATCTTACAGCCATCGAAGCATATGCAAACATAGAGGCATAGGCGTCTGTAGATAAGTCAGAGGCATTCTCAAGACTCTTCACATAGTATATAGGCAGTGAATAGATAGGATTATTTTCGAAATCTACAGGCACATCCTTATAAGCATATCCTACATCATCCACTCTTCTGAAAAGAGCATCCTTTGCAGACTGCTTAATCTCCTTTGGAGCATCTTTAAGCTTACCGGTAGTAAGTCTTTCAATGAAGTCTTTTCTTACCTGAATAGCCTTATGTCTGTCACTAACTCCAACCATTTCATCCATCTTACCTTTCAATTCCATAAAGGCATCATAGAAGGCTCTTTGCTCTTTAGTCAGCTTATTGTAAGTAGTGTTGGAATAAAGTGAAGCTTTAGGAGTTTCTACACCATTAATTATGTCTGTATTCTCCTTTCTCCATGCCACCAGAGCCTTCTTTACATCAGCAGGGTCTTGGTATTTCTTCTCAAATTCTTCAACCTTTCTGTAAGCCTCTCTGTCGAATTTGGCATAGTCTATATTCCTTATGTAATACCCAGTGGGGATTCCATTCTCATCCTTTTCATACATCCATGAGGTATCTCTATTACCTTGTGCTTCAAATAAAGCTTCTGCTTTAGATTGCAGGTCGGACCTCAGTGTATTAACTACCTCATCATACACCTCATACTCAGTTCTTTGGAATGCCTGGTCAAGCACCTTTCCAATAAGGTCGGGAGAAGAAGCCATAGCATTCAGCCATAAGTCAGCCCATCCTACATCAGGACCCATATTGTCTATAAGGTCTGAGAAATAATACTTACCTTTTCTTGCACCAGTCTTAATTTCAATGAAATCTTGACCGAACTCAGCTTTTAAGAACTCAAGGAAAGTATTGACACTCAGTGCATTATACTTTCTTGTAACTCCTTCAAGCCTTGCTCTGGTCTCTTTTAAGAGAGCCATTACCTGAGGTGAATATACCTCCTGAAACTCTGAAGAGTTAGCATCTGTAGAGTTAATAATATCATTGATAGTAGGAACATAAGATGAAAGATATGAGTCAATGTTTCTCAACTGAGTCATTCTTTCTTTCAATCCCTTCGACTCAAGTGTGGCAATTCTCTTTTCAAGAGCAGAAGAGTCCTGGTCAGCTCTCTTTATGAACTCATAAATACCAGCCTTATACTGGCCCCTCTTCATTCTATTAGCCAAGTTATTGAGAAATTTCTTCTGGGCAGTGGAAAACTCCTTATTATTCTGACCGAATTGTCTAAGCCTGATAGCCTCAGTCTTATAAGCCTTCTTAAGGGAAGCCAGCTCTCTGTCAGCTATAATCTCAATTCTTGTCTTGGCTACTTTGGGAGCTTCGACAGTAGTTTCAGTAGGAGCATCCATAGTCTCCTTAGCCTCATTACTTACACCTCTTGCAGTATTGATAGCTGTATTAAGCTGCTCCATGGAGATATTCCTCTTCATGGATTCCCAGTTATTCTTGGTCAGAGAGGTAAGTCTGTTCAGTGCATTGAGCTCATAGACTCCTATAGAAGAGTTGGAGTAATCCTTTCCTTCCATAAGATTCTTCAGCAGAAAAGAAGCAGCCCTTCTGGCTATTTTACTTTCATCACTTCTGTATAATTGCTGATAGTTGGCAAAGCTTTCACCGAGTATTCTTTGAGCCAATCCCTTTTCAGTGATATAATCAGTCAGTCTGGTAATACCAGGGGTTCCCTCAAGAGCTGAGACCACAAAATCTACATACCTATCAGTAATATCTCCTTTGCCCTGTAGGAAGAGTTTTAAGCCCTCTGCTATAGCAAGTGGGTCATCTGTACTACCTTCCATATTGAAGCGATTTATGAGGCTGGAAATAGCTATTTTGGGGATACCTGCTCCCTCTAACAGAGCTCTTAAAGAGCTGAGCAGTGTAGGTGCTTCAGTAGAAGGGCCATCTCTCTGCACAAAGGAGCCTTGGTTGAATACTACTCCAGTATCATCAGGATTAGTTTCAGATACTTCCAAAGAAACTAATCTGCCAATAGGTGCAGAATCTATAAGATTCTTCATCGTATTGAGCTTATCAGTGCTTTGAAATGATACTTTGCCTGAGTCATCTCTGAGTCCCCACTCTCTTTCAAGTATAGGAACAAGCTTATTCAAATCAGCCTTTTCACGAGCTTCCTTTGAAATATTTAGTATAGAGGTTACAGTAGGTTCTCCCTTTCTGGTCTCTATGAATTTTCCTAATCTTTCTTCAAAAGCAGTGGAGTTCACTGACCTAATCAGGGATTCCACAGTATCTTCCGGAAGGAAAGATAGCAGGCTCTTATAGAGCCCACTATCCTTTGTTATTTCCTTTATACAAGCCATATATCAATTATTAAAATGGACAATCATCTTCCAGTGCATAATCCTCAAGATTCTGAGGTGCTTTGTTTAAGTCTGCAAGGTCTGGCATTGGCATATCAGGTGCTATTGCCTCTGTCTGATTCATTATATTAGCCTCAGCTACAGCTCCGGCTATATCGAATCTTTCCTCCTGTGATTCAGCAGGACCTGGCATTATACCAGTATTGAGTACATTGTCACCTTCTGTGTATTCTCCTACCTGGGACTTCATGTCAGTTATATCTGCACCATAAGAGTATTCCTTATAAGCATTTCTCACACCGAGTTTGGACACCTCTGCATAAGAAACCGTGTCCTCAGTTTCACTGATTAGACGGAATATCTTAGGAGTATTTCCCGACATTACACCTACTATCTTCTTAAAGATAATCACATCTCCTATTACATCAGATACAAGCCATTTCTGATTTCCTTCTGGGTCTCTGACAGCATCCTGAATATCTATTGTGAAAGTACCATTCTCAATACTTCCGAGAATATCCTTTGCAGATTGCTCAGGAGCATAGGAGATAATATTCCTGTTGTCAGTATGGTTCAGTATGAATTGCTCTGTAAAACCATCCATATCCTCACCTTCTTCCTCTTGGATTCTCATGAGTTCATCTCTATATCCGTCAATACTGAATTCCACTTCAATAGGTACAAGGTGCATCCATGAAGTAGGGCCGAAGCCAAGACCATTCTTATAGTAGGCATACTTGAACATATCCACTGCAAGTTGTCTTACATCGGCATTGTCACTATAGAGCATGTCTCTCCAGGCATTGGTATATCTTTCCCTGTCAAGAGCATTCAATCCACCACTATTCTCGAAGAGAAGTGTAGGTGAAAGGAAGGGTTTACCTGAAGCATCTTTACTCTTGGCTCTGTAAGCCTTGATTCTCTGAATGAAATCATTCTGAGCTAACTCAGGAATAGAAGCTCTCAAATCAACAAATCTCTTAGGGAATGAGTTGATAAAATATCTTCTTTTCTCTTCAGCTGTCATTACAGTTCCATCAGGTAGTACCTCAGTTCCAAGTGAAGGTAGTCTGGATACCTTATAAGTCAGATAATCTTCAAGATATTCATCTATCTCCTTTTCACTCAGCTCTCCTCTTTTGCTATTTCTCGAAAGGTCATCCAGAGCATTCAGCATATAGTCTTTCAGGAATGGAAAATATTTACCATATATCTCAGGCATTACACCATAAGTATTGGAATAGAACCCTTGGATGAAAGGAAGATGTGACTCTTCAATAGCCTTCTTAGTAGCTTCTCCCTTACCTATAGTGGGCTTTACAAGAAGTTCACCAGAGATAATAGGATTCTCAGCGTGAGTATGAGCATTATAGAAGTTCTTCAGCTTCAATATGTTCTTAATCACATGAGAGAAAGACTTAGAAGGAGAACCATTGGTAGTGTCGAACTTAGAGTTGGTAATCATCTTATTCAGATAATCACCCACTGCCAATGATTTCTTGAATGCAAAAAGAGCTGATAGCTGTGATTCCAGATACTGTGCATAGCTTGCATCTCCTTTCTTGGCTTTCATAAGCTCAGCATCCATTCCCTGACTCTCTCTACTTGTCTTGATGTTCTGGAACAGAGTAGAAGACTTGAACTCATAATTAGGATACCACTTCTCACCAGCTGCAAATGCAAAGGCATTTCTTGCATTGGTATATTCACCTATCTGCTTATCTACGAAATCAGTGATGTCCTTATAAGAGGAGGTATCTTTGTTGTAGGCAGCAAGAGCTCTTTTAATAGAGGGCTGATTCAGGAACAGAGCTATCTGCACTGGACTGAAGCCAGACCTAACCATAGCCATAGCAGCATTGATAGTTACAGGGGTAATTCCCATATCACCAAGAACAGGGTCCTTGGCATTGTCCACAATAGCTGCAAGATACTCACAAAGAGCCAGTGACAGTTTCATGGTTCCTACAGAAGGCTTACTTACATCATCGAGAATAGAGTCATCTATACTGAACTGATACTTAGAGCCTACCTTCAGATTCATTCCCTGAGTAGCTGCATAGTGAGCATTATGATTTGCAATGATTGCAATCAGGTTCTTACCTACAGTGTTTCTTACCTGAACATCTACTATGTGAGCTGGTGAAAGAGGATTGGCAAGAGTATTGTCAATCAAAGCTTCAAGCTCCTTAATAGACATCTTCGTAAGAGCATCTATCGAACCTGGAACCTTTGCATCAGGATTATTAAGAATAGTAGCTATACGAGCTGCATGCTTCAGTGAGTCGAAGTTACCAGGTCTTGTAGCAATCTGAGCATAAGATTCACTGGTCATAATAGACCAATAAGCATCGAAGAGTGCATTATCTCTTGCTCTTTTGTCCTTAACCTTGGCTGCATCCTTGATATTACCATAAGGTATTACATCGAATCCCACTTCCAGCAAGTCCATGTGATTCTGAATGTAGTCATACATCTTGGACTCTATGTCATTCAGTTCTACTGGCTTATCCTCAAGAGCTCTTTCTGCGAAAGCTCTGACCTTTTTAAAGGTATCAGTAGTAACCTCATCGTAAGGACTGAACTCATCTATAAGAGCTGCAACCATTTCAGAAGATACTCTCTGCTTTTTCTGAACAGAAGGTCTTAAGAAATAGAGTTTATCTACGTCAAGGTCAGAACCTGTAAGAGTGAAGACCAGAGGATTAGTGATAATAGCACCACCACCCTGTTGTGGAAGGAAGCCTTTGATTCTTAAAGGAAGGATGGAATATCCATTCTCTGTAGGAATTCTATAGGCTATCATTCTTCTTGCCTCTTCTGGCAGTATCAGATTGCCTGCTGAGTCCTTCTTATTGATATCAAGAAGGCCAGTCTTTGGGTCCATCAGAGGACCAAAGAGTTCCTTACTCCATGCTGGAACAAGACACTCTATATACTCTAATTTCTTTCCATCAGGTGAGAACTTAACTTCCAGAGTCTCTCCATTGTAAGATTCCTTACCTTGTATACTCTTTATACCCAGAGAAGTAGCCTGAATATATGCACCTCCGGCCATCTTCTGCTTGGATACTCTGGTCTTTATGATAGAGATAAGCTTTGCAACTATCTTAGCAGCTCTTGAAGGAGCAAAGAATGGAAGAACCGGTTTACCATCAGAAGCCAATGATACAGCTCTGATTGCATCAGGACCGAATCTACCATCTTTCATAAGCTCTGAGGTTACTTCATCACTCAGTCTTTCATCTGAGCTGAACACCTCTCTTACACCCTCAAGACCCTCTTCCTGATTAGCCAGCTGAATATCATTGATAGCCTTGCTTAGCTCCTGCTTGGAAAGAACCTCACCTTTTACAGGGAAAGTGGCATCATCAGGAATATCCTTCATCTCAATCTTTCTAAGCTGAGAGCCTACAAGAGCCTCTGAGTCTACAAAGTGAGGGACTGTACTAACCTGAACTCCAAAGTCATTAGGGTCAATCTCAAAGATAACCTGACTATCCCTTCCATTGGTTTGGTTGTTCAAGTTGGCAAGTATCTCTTCTTTAGTATTTCCCTTTAGCTCAAGATTACCTTGGTTACCTACCTTTACAGCTGATTCAAACTGAACTACATCTACATTGTGCTCCTGCATATACTGAAGCATAGCTTCAAGTTCAGGCTTACCCTTCGCATGTTGAGGAGTAAGTACGAAGATAGAGTTCTTATTCTGGAAAGGAACTGGCATTACCTCATCACTCTGAGCATCCTGGAATCCTCTTTGAGTATATACGAAAGGCTTGATAATCTGGAATAGTACACTATAGTCATCCATAGTCCATCTCTGCTCTCTCGGAGACATCATCTTCTGATATACTCTTTCAAGTTCTGCATTCCAGTTACCTCCTGCCTGCATAAGCTTCTTATAGTAAGGAAGAGTAGTAATAGCCTGACCATCAGTTTCTGTAATCTCTGAGAGCTTTCCAAGCAACTGGTCTCTTCTTTGAGCAGTAAGTTCTCCTCTTCTGACAGCCGCATCATAGATACCCTTGATTTGCTCAAGACCACCTGCTGGTACATCAGAGTCTTTCATAATTACCACTCTCTGCTTTGTCCCAGGTTCCCATGCCAGCTTCTGTGTAGAACCCTGAACCTGTTTGAATCTCTTCGAAAGGTCAGTAAGGTTAGGATAGAAGGCAAGGTCTGTAGTAAGCAGCTCATAGATATGACCTGAGGCTACCAAATCATTATAGAAGAAGTTCTCAATCTTATTGATAAGTACATTATTGTAGACTATCCTCTTGGCAACCATCGGAAGCTTGTTGGCATTCAGATGATTCTTTATAGTTGTCACTCCCTCAGCTATTCTGTCAAATGACAGATTCTCAAGGTTTCTATAGAAAGCCTCGAAGCTGTCATTCCACATCTCAGGTCTATTCCTTACAAGGTCATTTCTCACACCTTCCAGAGCTTTCTTAAGAGCTGGAATACCAGTCATATCGAATTTAACTCCTGGGAAAGGAAGTCTCCCCTCATCATCAGCAGTGAAAGCACCTTCATTTTTCAGCTTGGTGAGGAATGCCTTGAAGTCATTGTTAAGGATAGCTGACAGAGCATCTCTGGTTTCATCGAGAATCATCTGGCTTACATCTTCACCAAGAGACTTACGTCTCATAAGGTCATCCATTCTGTCAAGGAATGGAACTGACTCTGTAGATGAAAGAGGTACCCTGTAACTATTCAGAGCTGGGATTATCTTGAACTGAGCTCCACCTATCTTATCCTTGGAGGCCCTTGAGTCAAAGTTAGTTATAGGAGTTATATTTTCTCCTGCAGCCATTCTTTGCTCTCTCTGTCTTACAAGATTGATTCTCACATACTCCTGCATTACCACATCAGTAAGGGAATCAAGAGCCTGCTCCCTTACAGAAGCAGCAGTAGTTTCTTCAATCTTGGGAAGTGTCATAAAGTAACACTTGGGAGCATCGGACATCACAGGAACCATGAACCCTGCATAATTGCTTTTCTCATTGGTAAAAGCACCGAATTCAGTCATTCTGACTATGATGGTATCAAGGAATCCCCATTCCATATAGGACTTACCATCCTTATTGGAAAGCAATGTGTGAGCTCCGAATCTCTCTCTTGCCTCAGAATCCGACTCCAATCTTTCAAGCAGTCCATTCATCCATCTTCCAGCAGTCTTGTCATAGAAGAAAGAGAATCTTTTGAACTTTTCTTGAAGAATGTTCATGAAATTGGTTCCCTTTATTCCACTTACCAGCTTGGAAAGATAGTTAGGAAGCATGTAGGAATAATAAGAATCACCACCTTGTCTGAAGCTGGCTTCTCTTGCTCCCTGCTCCAAGAAGAACAGACGGGCTATCGCATTATATTTACCCTTATAGGTAGATATAAGTTCCGTACTGAACTTCACAGGATTTGAGTCAAGGCCTGAGAGAATCTGAATAGCATTGTTGAAAATGATATTCACAGGGTCTGCAACAGACTTGGTATTACTGATTCTCGGTGAAGTGAGTATTCTTTCCAGAGCATCAGGAGAGTAGCTGACACCTATAGAATGAAGAAGATTGCCTATAGTTTTCTTTAGAGAAGGTGTAAGACCTTGAGCTCTTGAGTTGGCTTTCTTATATTCAGTCTGAGCAGCTATAGCCTTTTCTTTCAGAGAGGTTACATTGGAAGCATTAATTGCATTATCCTTCGTATAAATACTATCCTTAGATAGCAATACTCCGGTATTAATGTTCTCATTGTACTTATCTATGATAGGCTTAAGCTTGATATTCTGATTAAGGGATTTGGATATATTGGACTGAGGGTCGATGTAATTATACTGAATAAAAGTCTTGTTAAAATCACCATAGAACAGGTTTCTCAGTACAGTGCTTCTTCTCAGTGAATCTATTACATTGGCAAGCCAAGGAAATTCCTTTACATGGAACTCAAGAGTAGGAATCATATCCTCTACAGACTGCATTCCCTGAAGCAGTTCAGTAAGAGTTCCATGAGCTATGTCCATATCCAGATAGATAGGAGTTCCCAAGTCATCCACCTCTTCCTGACCATTGATATCAACTCTTGGAATAGCAGAAAGAAGTGACCTTACCTTCAGTGAAAGGGTATCAAGACCTGAAGTCTTCTCACTTCTGAAATCCCAATCTTCTTTTGAAGAGTGTTCCTCTTGCTCTAATTGGTCATTCTTTTGGTCTATTTCATCCATGTTCTCCTGATAAGAGTCAGATACTTTGACTACTCCGGAGTCTACATACATATTGATACCTTCCGTAGCCTTAAGAATAGGAGCAGTTTCCTTTACAAGTTCTGTAAAGTGCTCTAACATTCTGGCTTTCTTCTCCTTAGTAACAGCATCCACCTCAGGGTCAAGAATAGCCTGGTCAAGGAAGTTATATTTTACAAGGTCCCAGATTTGCTTTACCCCATATTGCTGGGTAATAAACTGAGCCCTGTCCATAACATTCAGACTATGAAGTAATTGCTCTCTTCTGTAAGCATCTCCGGGTCTCTTTAGCTCTTCTCTTATAGCCTCTCTGTCTCTATTCCATAGAGCAGTAACTACCTCAGAGAATCTATTGGCAAGATACCTTACTCTTTGCTTTCTCTCTATTGGAGAAAAGGCTGTAGTTACCACAGCTCTTTGAATCTTCTCAGATTCCTTTACCTTCATAAACTCCTTAAGTTCAGGTAGTGTAGGAAAGTCATCTGTATTATTCTGCTCCTGCCACAGTGATACATTCACACCTATCAGCTGTGGTGATATAGACGAAGAAGTTACATCAGCATTTAGTTGCTGATGTAACTCCCTAATCTCAGGTGCATTAAGATTTACACATTTCTTTGCCATATTCTTATGAATAACATTCTATTGCTTTCTGTTGCTCCTCTTTACTCCAGTTGTTGAATTCCTCTTCAGTGATTCCCACCTGAGCCATATTCTCCCTTTGAGTTTCAGTGAGCTCTGCAAAGATAAGTAAATTATTTGTATTTTGCAAATCTTTTTGGAATTTATTTACACCTGCTGTACTCTTATCCTTATTTCTACTTGTGGCTGCTTTGTCGGCCTGATAAAGAGAATCAAGTAGTGGGTCTCCCATAAGAGCCTCTCTTATTCTACTATAGATAGGAATCTTTGCAGGAAGAATAGCTTTCTTATTAAGGCCCAATTTCTTGGTAAGGTCTTCATATAGCTTACCAAACTTATCCTTTTTGGTTGCTATAATTGAAGTAATCAGAGCTTCAATACCACCTAACTGCTCAAACTTAGAAGGGTCAGCTGTAAGAGCTAAGGCCAATAGCATCTGTCTTTCAACTTTCATGCTTTTACCATTAAGGCTACCAAGTAAATCCTTGATATTATCAGACATAGAAGCTAAAGCATCACTGAATAGCTCTACACTGAATGGCTTAGAGCCAAGAACTGCTTTAGGAGCTGGTCTTGCAGGCTGGGGAGTAGATACAGGCACCTCTGTGACAGTAGATGGATTGGCAGGTGCTGGAGCTGGTGTAGCCACAGTTCTACCAGATTCATATACTTTATTCACAAGGAAGAAGTTAGTGTCCATTACAGGGCTTGGGATTACATTGGTAGATATAAGCCCCCATTTCATAAGAGTATCAGCATAAGACTTGTCAGTCTTAAGTCTGTTCTTATCTACCTGATAGTGCATTCCCAGTCTCATAAGAGCATTGAGAATATCTTCCATCAGCTCTTCCTGAGTTCTTGTCCTATCCCCTAAAGTAGGCTTCTCCAACTGTACATATTCCTTCTGGATTACTTTACCAGCCTTGTCCTTTTTAAGGAATGCAAGATGCTTTGTGAGAATACCAGGACCTGCTCTGAATTCAGTGATAACTCCTACAAGATTACCAGTATATACCCACTTGGAAAGAGCTTCAAGGCCACTGTTCAGCTGAGGGTGATTACCATTTCCAGGACTTTCATTAGCTGCAAGGGACATAAGCTGTATAGCATCTCTAATCTTATCACCAAGTTCACCAGTCAACATTCCATTGAATGGAAGAACCCTCAGTGAAAGAGGCATATACTGTCCATTAGGGCCCTTTACGAAGAGATATACTCTACCATCCTGATTTGCAGAGAATGGTAAATCATGAGCTATCATATCTTCCGACAAAGGCTTATTGGAATATATCTGACCATTATTAGATATAACTCCTATAGTCCAATCCGGCCTTACTCCCTCTGGGAATAGAGCATTGATTACTGAAGAATTAAGAGCTCTTTCCTCTCCGAATCTGAACTTACCATTGAATATCTGACTTACAGAATGAGCTTTAGTGCCTATAGTAACCTGTCCATCCTTGGATTTCATTACCTTAGTATCCAGCTTATAGGAACCAGGAGCTGCCATAAGCACCTGAATGTCATCTAAGGACTGAAGCTCACCTATATCCTTTAGAGGTTTTCCAAAGAAGATAGTGTCTCCGAAGGTATGGTCTATATATGCAATTACCGTATCACCACTCTTCAGCTCTCCTCTATTGAGATAGCTGTAAGCTCCCTTTTGTGTCAGATAATCATATATTCTGGTGAAGTTCTCATCCACTTCCATCATGCCTTGCTGTCTTGCATAAGCATTCCAAGACTCTCTATCTGCAGGAGTTATAAGCTCTCCTGTATATTTAAGAGCATGATAGTTGACCTCTGTAACTGTACCTGAGGTCTCACCATAAGACTCTATGGAAGTGTCTACATCAGGACTTGGTGTATCTGGATTAATGGCTGGTCTCTCTGTAGCTGGAGCTTCTGTTGGGTTAGGAGAGTCTGCCTTTGCAGGAGAAACAATATTCTCTGCTTCCCTCATATCCTCTTCCATAGCACTGTCAGATTCCTCTACCTCTGTATAGACAGAACCATCATCGAAGATTATGTCACCTTCAAAGGGGGACTCAGATGCAGGAGCTACATCAGGTACCTTTGCATTGGTCTCACCAGTTTTAGCGAGAGTATTGGTGATAGTGTCTTCTATAAGTTGAGGAAGTTGTGCCAACTGCTCCGGAGTGAGATTGAATTCATCCGGAGAGATAACTCTTGAAAGTTCATTCTTTATAGCTGTATTCATTCTTATAGCTCCTGAAGGAGTTGCAAGAAGAGTAGCAGGGTTATTATCTATAACATTCTCAGCTACCTCACTGATGATACTTTTGATATCTTCCGGTATCTCAAGACCATCTACAGCATTCACTACATTAGATAGTAGTGCTTTCTTCTTATTGAGCTCTATATACTTGGGGTCTTTGCTATCTTCAAGACTCTTGATAAGAGAGGTATAGTCTTCAGGAGTAGTAGAGGCTTCGAGATTTCTCAGGTCCTTCAATGTATTGACATTCTCAAACCTCGACTTAAGGTCACCTACATTCTCTTTCTTTCTCTTTTTCTCTTCTTTCTGAGCCTCTTTCTCAACCTTCTGATTAAAGGATTCGGGATTGAAGGTAATGGCATTGAAGGCTACTATGCCATTTCTCATGGACATGCCCATTCTGTACATATCCATAAGGTCATCAGTAACTCTCTTTGCACTTGCATCCTCAAGATAATGTCCCTTGGATTTCTCTCTTACGAAGCTTCTGACTCTCTTATATAAGTCCTCAAGATTCTCTTCTCTGAAGTTAAGAGCAGGCTGAGCCTGATTGATTGAGTTAAGCAATACATTCAAGTTGTGGTCTTGAGGGTCTACCTCTGCAGTCTTCAGATAATCAGGAATTTGCTTACCAACTTCCTTGTATCTTCTATTCCAGTTATCCAGTTGGCTCTTCAGAGTTACAAGAGAATTAAGAGCATCATTGCTCAGCTGGTCTCCATAGGTAGCTCTGATATTCTCAGAGTTGGTGACTATTCTGCCAATGTCCTCTCTGACCTGTCTTGCCTTATCCTTGTATTCCCTTACTATCTCAATAGTACTCTTGTTTCTCAGGTAGTCAGGTACCTCTCCATCCTTTGAAAGACCTTCGAGAATAGCTTGGCCATTCTCATCATTTTCCTCCATTTCAAGAACCTTATCTACCTCATCAGTGAATAGGTCTACTCTGTCTATCTGCTCAAGAGAAGTAACCAGATTAACCAACTGTCCGAAATCCTCGGACTTATAGGCAAACTGGTCTCCCATGCTACCTTTCTTTTTGTTCTCCTTTACAGCATCTACTATGAGGGCATCCATAAGGGTCTGATACTGAGGAGTGCTTCTCATAGCATTGATTCTATCCACAGTCTCAGCAGCCAAGGTATTCATCTCTTTGTTCTCTCTGAATGTATTAATCATTTCAGGAGTTTTGAAGATTCCTATCTTTCCATTGGACTTTCTATGCGGCATAGGAATAGGCAGCATGGCAGCTCCCATACCCATAATAAACTCAACCCAATTATTGGCATCTCCCAGCTGGTCCTTAAGACCCTCTGCAAGACCTGTTATAAGATTGAAGGTCTCAGCTTCACCTTGTCTATTTCTCTTTTCTCTTAAAGGCTCATAAATATCTTTCTCAGTCCAATAACCAGCACCCTTCGAAAAAGAAGACTGTGACATCTCCTCAACACCTTCATAAGCTGCCTTTCCTAAGGATTCTACAATATTTCTGAAAGTACCTCTTGGAGCTGCTTCAAGAACAGTTTCCCCTGCTTCATTGGTAGCCTTTCTTACAAAGTTAGAAAGAGTCTTATTAGCTCTATAACCACCTGAGTAGATTCTACCCAGAGTCTTATAGTGTGTGAATCCAAGAAGAGCCATATTCTCTGCCCAGATTACATTACCCATTCTGACTGAAGCATCCTCTATTTCAGCAAGTCTTTGCTTATAGCTTTCATCAGCTATCTGGGAAGCTCTCAATTCAAGAGCTGTAAAGTAATCTGTACTGGTTTCATAATCATATGGATTAATTTCCTTTGCAGCCTGAGTACTTGCTTCTGCAAGAATATCATCTCGATTAGCTCTATATATATCCTCTAACTGCATTTTCTTAAGATTAGCCCAGTCCTGAGTATTACCATAAGCCTCGATAGTGGCCTCACCATTAGCACCTAAGATAGAAGCAGCTGCCTGGGTAGCCATATTATTCTTCGAAGAAGTCGCAAGACTACTTACAGCCTTGAAAGCTCCTTTGCCTACTCTGAGAGCATCTATTCCTCTTCCAAGATATTCAAATGCCTTCATATAGGCAGAACCTGAATAGGCAGCACCTGCAATAAAACCTACAAGCTGACCAAGGTTCTGTGCTAAAGAACCTGCATGGAACAGATTTCTTAGAGGATTCTCTTGCTCATCCCGAGATTGATAGATAGGTGCTATCTCCTGAACTGCCTTATTGACAGAATCCATAGCTGCTGTGAAATCATTGTTCCACAGCTTATTGAACTCTCCTTGACCTATAGCTGCTCCAGCACCATAAAGAAGGCCAAGAGTACCTTGCATAAAGGTAGTACCAGCTGTAGTTACAGCTTGTGGTACAGCAGCTGCCCATTTAGCCAAAGCTGGCTGATTAGCTGCTCTAAGATTAGCTACATCCCACTGGTCTTGTGGATTGACTAAAAGGTCAGAGTCATATCTTGAAGCTCCGAAATCTCCCAATTCAGGCATAGGTACAGGGGTGCTCCAACCCGGAGCCCCTGTATCTTCATAGCCCACTCTACCCATACTTAGGTCTTGGGCTCTTTGCCTTACTTTTATCTCTGTAGGTGATGGCTGATATAGGTCAGAGTTTCTTATACCCTTTAAATCATGACCACCTGTAGCTGTTATATCTTCTACTGCCATATTACTTAGTGAATAAATTGTCTCTTATAGGCTTGATGTTAACACCAGCTGCAGAAACTGTGTATGGAAGAGTGTGTATTCTTCTATAGTTGGACCTTGCTACTTCAAGGGCTCTATAAGCCTGCATTGTATTCTCTCTTCTGAACTCCTCCTCTGCTGCTATGAGTTCAGCCTGAGCAGCTGACAAATCATTAGACCCTACTCTTCCTCTGAAGGTTTCCGGCTCTATAAGATATGTCGAACCATCTATGGTAATTACCTGACCTTGCAGATTAGGATTGTAAGATGCACTAATTACAGGAGAACCTTTCACAGTAATCTTACCATTCTTATCCTCATTGAGTACATCCCCCTTCTTTACAGGAGAAGAGCTGAACTTAGGAACACCATTTCTATCCCATGATTCTATCTTCTTTACACCTTGCAATGTCTTACCATCTGCACTTACAGTCTCAGAAAGAAGGCTTCCCACTACAGCCTGAGCATCCTGTGGGTCAATAGGGATTCTCTCGAAATTAAGAGCTGTGGGGGAATCTTCATAAGACCTATTCTGCATAGCTTGATTAATCTCCCCTACTGTAAGACCTGTACCATCAGTAAATCCAAAGTACCCAAGGTCTTCCATCAGACTATCATAAGCATTGGAAATAGATGCTTTCTCTTCTGGAGTTGAACCCTCTCTCATTACAGCCTCTCTGCTTCTAAGTCTTCCCTCTGCATCGAATAAAGTAGCTGAACTTTCCTTAGTGTAAGGAGCACCACCTACAGATTGAACCCATCCATTGTTATATCTTAGTTTACCTTTCTTGAGGATATCAGATATTCTATTTTGAACCTCCTTTGTAGCACCTATAGTTTCACTTGGACTTGCCATTCTAAAGCTACCTCCTGGGAATAGATTGTCTGCAGGAGCTTCCTGAGCCTTTTGAGAAGCTCTAAGCTTACCCATCCAGTTCTCAGCCATCTGATATTTCTCTTCTCCTACAGCATTCCACAGACCTCTTGCTGTATAGTTTCTTGCATTACTGATAGCTTCCTCATTACCCCAACCTGATATAGGTTGCATAACTTGGTCTATTACCATTCTAAGCTCTCTCGGAGCTGTATCAGAACCAGAGATTGCATCCTGAATTTCCTTTGCAGTATATCCGGTTCTCATTCTGGTTTCATAATATTGACCACCCAGAATGCTTCTCCACTTTCTTGGGTCATCTCTCATCTCTTTAGACAATGCAGAAGCTGCCTGTCTTGCAGAATTTTCAAGATAAGCTCCTGAATAAGTTGCAGGAGACAGCTCAGGGTTAGCTATAAGCTCACTGAGAGCTATCTCTTCTGCTCCTCTCTCAATCAGAGTAGTAGGGTCTTTAGCTCTCATCTCCTTTTGTAATTTAGAGAGCTCAGCTCTTCTCTGATAAGCTTGTTCTATGGGAACTATATTCTCAGTGTATCTTCTTCTCACCTCTTGAAGAGCCTTTCTGCCTCCTGGCTTAAGTCCCTCTGAAGCAAGTGCATCAGCTGCTTTCTGAAGTTCATCTGCATAGCTTCTGTATTGCTGATAAGTATCTTGGTCAATCTGACTATTCTTCAGTCTTTCCCATTGAGCTGCTTGATTGGCTAATTCACCATAGGCAGCTTCCTGGGCATTGTATTCATCTGTATAAGCAGCTATAGGTCTAAGCATCTCCTCATAAGAGAAAGGCTTAAATCTGCTGTTTACTACCATATATCCATTCGGCATATCCTATAGTTTTAATTTTAGTTTACCACCTTTAGCTCCACTTCTCTTTACTCTACCTTGAAGGTCTGTACCAGCTTGATAGACACCTGCTCTACGCAGACTATCTATTGCATTTCTCCAATAATTCTCTTCACCAATACCACCGAGTGATTCAAGGAAGTTAGTGAAGTTGGCCGCAATAGCATCTCTCTTAGCAGCCCTATCAGCTCTATATCTTTGATTCTCAATCATTCTCATTCTTGCAGCTTCTGCAGCAGCTTGCTGTCTCATCTGAGAATTGAACATTCCAGTCTGAATACCCATTTGAGCATTGGCCTGGTCTGTCTGTCTATTGAAGCCTGCAACTCTTTCTCTTTGAGCCTGGTTATATTCTTCAGCCTGTCTGAACAAATCACCCATTTGATTCTGGGCATTATAGTCAGCTGCTGTAAGACCAGCTATCAGAGTACCTCTGTTACCATTAGAAGCATTTGCAATAGCTCTTCTTGTAGCTCCAGCCTGAGCATTGAGTTTATTCTGATAGAACTCTCTGTCGAAAGGTCTGTAAGTCAACTTCTGAGTCAATGGAGTATAACCTACTGACCTTCTGCTTCTTATAATTGAATCAGCATTTCTGTAATCCGGAGCATCTACTGGAGTAAGTGTAGCTGCCAAAGCACCTAAGGCTCCACCAAGAGCTGGTGCATATCTCATGTAAGTAGGCAGGGCACTCCCTTCATCAGAAGCAGTACTTTGGATAGCTGCTGATCTTATCTCTGGAATATCTTCTATAGGAAGACCTCCTTGTCCAATACCCTCTGCACCATAGGTAGCCATAAGAGTATTGGCTATATCCCTGTTAGAGGGAATAGTACCAAGAATAGACTCGGCAATTCCAGCTTCTGCAGCTCTTCTTGTGACAGGAGCTTCCATAGGAATGACTCTATAATTTCCAAAGGAAGGAACTCCAATAGGATAACTACCTATAGTCACACCTACACTACCATCTCTATTATTGGTTACAAACTGATTTGAACCAGGTACATCTTGTCTGAATCTGAAGCCTCCAGCATCGAATAATCTTCCTCCTTTAGAGAACTTATTACCTTTCTTCTTGGCTCTCTGTACCTCCTGAGCTACTTGTAATCTTAACATAGAATCTTCTAATCCTGCTTTGCTGATAGGGTCATTAGGTCTTTCTTCTGACTCCTTAGAAGCCTTTTCAGCAAGGTCCGAATACTTCTTTCTTTTATATTTGTCAGGAAGTCCCACCATTTCAAGGATTTCCTTATCTGCTTTCAGTCTATTACTGAATATATAATCCTGATACTTTACCTCTCCTTCTTCTACAAGATTAGGTACTCCATTCTGGTCAACTCCCTGAGGAATACCCTGATTAGGATTCTCTTCATGAGTACCACCTTCTCCGAAGATAGTTACTCCATTGGTCCAGTCAGTACCATTAGTACCAAGTTCCCCACCAAAGGCATGCCATTTTCTTGCATTCCTTGCAAAGTTGGCTCTCTTTCTTGTAGTGGGGTTGGAAGAGTGCAAGCCTCTTTGAATGCACTCTGAGGTAACCTTACCTCCACAGTACTCAGTGAACTTGCCTCTATTCTTCTTTTTAATATGGATACCTCCACCATCTCTAAACAAGTATCCTCCAAGGTCTGCAAAGTTAGCAGCTACAGCCAAGTCATTCTGAGTATCTACTCCCTCAACTCTATTATTAAAACCTATTACAGCTCTTTCATTAGCATCATCAATCTGAGCATTCAGCTTTCTGGCTTTCTTTTTAGCTTTATTACTGAACCAGCCATCCTTACCTACTTGACTTCTACTGACATGACTCATCATATCAAAGTCATCCCAGCTGCTGAGTAAGTCTGCATTTGAAGAAGCATCCCATTGAGTATTAGCTTGTTCCTTTATACCACTTTCAGTCTGAGCAATGAACTCCTTATTCCATTTAGTTCCAAATGCAGCATTGACAAGACCTCCTACTACTGATAATCCAGCACCAGCAATCTGTGTAAAGGGTGTGGGAATAGAGGACAGAGTAGAACCAATACCTCCCATAATATTGCCAGCCTTGGTTTCAGTACCTCCAGAGGCAGCTCCTATTAATTCAGAAGCTGCACCTCCAATAGCAGATGCCTTCTGACCAGAGTTCATTCCTTGCCAACCTTGTTTTATTTGCGACCCCAACCCATATAAATTTACTATTGGGATGGACTGTCTTTTAACTCTCTTATTGCGCATAAGTGATTAATTTTGTGCAAATATAAGTAAAATATTTGATATTTCAAAGCATGTTATAAAATAAATTATGGTGGACATACTAAAATAGTTTGCCCACCATAATCTCTATTCAAAAAAGTGGACTACAAGGTCATGTAGCTCCATTTTCTCATTGTCAGGACCTCCAAATTCAGGTTGCCCTTCCTTTGATAGTTTAATCTTAGCCCAAGGACCCCTCATCCTATCTCTCTTATTAGACTTATCTCTTGGAATAGGTATTCTCCACATCCTGAACTTCCTTCTAAGAGAGGTATTCAGAGAGTTTATCATACCACCTTGAGGCCTACTTGTCATATTCTCAATAGATACTTTTCCAGTGTCCTGATACTCTCCATCAGTAGTTACTCTGACTGTATTAAAGGTATCTTGTGAATCCATACCATTCTTCTTAACAGTAGCTCTCCACTCAAGGGTATTGAATATCTTGTCAACAGGTTCATCTGTATTGCAGATAATCTCCACACTGTAAGGCTTTTTGGTACCAAAGAATGAATTATATTCACCAGCACCCTGAGCCCACATATTTTCATCTCTTATGGAGAAGAATCTTCCATTGATAGAGAACATCTCCTGAGTCTTCTCATAGTCATAGAAAGAAGAGAAATTACCAAGTAGTTCCGAATAGCATACTGTAGAGTTCGGAGATTCAGTTACGAAATATACATCTCCATTAGTATCATCATAGAATGCCTTCATTCCTTTGTAATCAACAAGGTCCCAGCTCTTTGAAAGGTCTATTTGATCTATCCAACTTCTGAAACTGAACTTATCAGTCATATCTGTAAGACCTCCTGGACCCCACATGAATAAGCTGTTTCTGTCCTTGTCCAAGAAATAGATACCTGTAGGTGTGGTAATTATAGAGGCTCTGTCTGAACAACCTACACCAGTTGTTATATAGACTTTACCTTCTACCTTACCAGTATTGGCGAGCTCTACAGGAATAGACTGATTACCAGAGTCTGAGGTTACCATTTGAGACCTTGAATTGTAAAGTATTCTACACAAACCATCAGGCTGGAAGCAATACAATTCATTATTCAATTTCTGAATACTTACTATTCCTCCTTTATCCCCATCAAGGTCAAGAATAGAAGTCATAGGAAGCTTAGTCCAAGAGTCTACTTCTTCTCCAAAAACTTTAGTCTTAGACCAAATAACAGAATTAGGATATTTAGAGAGAGAAAACTCTTTTGAGTTTATCAGTCTATAAGTGAAAAAATTATCATTTTGAGTGTAAGCCCAGTTCAATAGATTGAAATTCTTTGGACTAACAGCTGTATTATCTATAAGACCTCTATTCTGGTCATACCTTCCATCTATATTAATTCTGGTCTCACAAATAAAAGAGGCTATTTCCACTACATTATTGACTGAAGTATCACTGAATGGATAAGTTTTCAAGCAGTCGTATCTTTGTAAATAAGTATCTCCTACATCACAAACCAAGTAAAAACCGTGAGGATTACTTAAAGGAACTACCTTCCCACAAGGAACCCAAGTATTATCCTCCAAGGCTTCCTGAGAAGTTCCTCCAAATCTTGTATTCGAATCTGTCTCTTTGTATAGCTCAGCAATCCATAATTTGAAAGCTGCCTCTCCTTTAGGCATTGTATCGTAAGTTACCCAATCTGTACCTTGCCCAATTGGGGCTGTCTTCCAAAATGGAAAAGAAGGATAGGCCCCATTAGCAGACCCAAACTGCTCTGAAGGTATAATTCTTTGTTGTTCAGTAGAAGTATAATTAAGCGCAAATACAGCATGAGGAGTAGATTTGTAGGATATAGGTATAGGATCGGATGCTTTAACCTTAGGATCAGATTCACTCCAACCAGTACTGCGGAATAGGTATTGAAGCCTATCAGGGCTGGCAGTATTATATACATTTAAAGGATAAGAATATTCGTAGCCTTCCCAACTCAAAGAAGAATCTCTTCCATCTCCAAAGGATGACATGAGGGAATCTACATTTCCGTAGTAAGATAAGTCAGGCAGGCCCGAATACTGAGGGGACGGAATTTTCACTATAGATATCTCTTCAGAGCGGAAAGTTCTTATATTAGTAATTCCAGTGTCTCTGTTTGTATCTGGGTTAAGTTCCCATCCTTCCATATCGTCCTTAACTACTTTCCCATTGGCATCCCATATAGAAGAGGTTTCAAAATAAGTAGGGGAATTTGAATAAATCAGAGTAGACATTATTTTTCTCTCCAAAACCGCCGTCTCTTCTCCTGACACCCCCTTGCTATAATTCCCTAAAGAGCCACTTCTTTGCCAAGTATAAACAGGAAATGATCTTATTCCCTTTTCACTGTCATCCCCATACAACTGGTCAGTCCATCTGCCAGCTATAGGATTTACATCTATGCTCATATCAGGATTAGAAGAGGTACCCGCATAGTCTGTAAAATTCTCTATAGCAGTTTTCTTATTCCTTCCAGGATTCTTCGTAGTAAGAATATTCCATCTTGTAGAATACCTGAATACTGCTTCCCCTATAATCCGTAGCTTAAGTTTTGCATTATCCCATCTTACAAAATTATCATCAAACTCTATATCTGGAGAGTGAAAAGTGACTATAGAAGAGTCCACATAAAAAGCACTTGGATACTTTCTTGAGAATGCCTCCCCAGCAGAAGCTTCTCCTGTCACATATGGAGTCTCCGGAGTAGAACCTTCCCAGGTTCCTTGTATCTCTCCATACAATACACTTGGTATTAATCTCGCATTATGTGTAACTTCGATAGCAGAGTAATCTCTTAGAGGACCTCTAAAATACCAGGAAGATTGAGCAAAAGGAGAGTTACCAAATCTATCTCTTGCTGAATAAACTGTTGAGCTTAAAACTCCCTGCGCTATTACTTCTCTGTCTCCATCTTGAGGGAAAACTACTACTGGTCTTATATTTAAAAAAGTAGAAGACAGTTCTCTAAGGAAAGCATCCTCAAAGAAAAGACGGGCATTTACAACATATAAGAAATTAGCTTCTACCTTAGGGGTTACATTACATCTCGCATCCCCTACCCATACTATATCTGACCACTTGCCTGAATGGTACTGCAATTGTACACCAAATCTATACCACTCTCTACTTTTGAAGGTGGTTATTCTATTTGAAGAATAATTTAGAGAGGAGCTGTATATATATCCTTTAAGGGAGGAAGTCTCTGAATTGGAGCCTACGTATACTGGACTTCTCACCTGAGTGAAGCTAATAGTACATTCCTTTTTGATTTTCTCTTTTAGCTCTTCTTGAATAGGGGTATCTAATAGGGAGTATCCTCCTAAAAAGAGAGTACCATCTTTTTGATTTATACTGTTACCTCCTATACTATTCCCACCAAGGTATAATAATAATGTAGGGTCTACATTATAACCTAAAGTACCTGTATCTATAAATAGATAGGAGGGGCTGTCTAATGGTATGTCCCTAACTATTTTTACAGTAGGGGTAGCATCCTTACTTGTTCTATGTATAGAGTATATTCTTGCGTAATTGAAATAATCCAAGCTTTTAAGGCCATTTAACTCAACTCTAAAAGATGTCTGTACAGTTTCTTCCGGGTTGGCTCCTCTATCTGTAAAAGATATATAGCTTATAGGACTTATAGCCACTATACCAGATTCCGAACCATATTTTCTAAAGAGAGTAAGAGCATATTGAATAGTACCTTGACTAAATGTTCCGTCTCCTTCAGGCAATCTTTCAACTTTAATAGTTACATCATCAGGAATATTCTTTACGATATCAAGATAATTGGGGTTTGTTTTTACCAGGTCTGTAAGCTCTATATCCTCTACAATATTTATCATTCTGATAGGATGAATCCCATCTACCCAGTAGACTTTCTGGATATTAGCATTCTCATAGATACCTAATGTATCCAAGGGATGGGTAGGAGCAAGCTCCATAGTCCCTTCATATAAACATTTATATGAAAACGTCTCCTCTTTATTCTCCAATCTGGCAATTCTGCTTACCCCCTTTTCCCACAAGAAAAGAATCAGATAATTATTTACTATACATTTTCCAACACATATTCCTGAGAATGGGGTAGGTTTTTCTTGACCATTAATATAGAATATATTATCTTTAGTGTTGGAAAAATACATTTCTGTTGAAATCTGTGTAGCATCTCTTGGGATAAATGTAAATGCTGTTTTTCCAGTGTCTTTAAAGACTATATAGTCCTCTTTTTCTTGTAGGTCCGTATTATCGAGGTACTTAACCTTAATTCTTATTCCTTTTGCTGAAACTCCATCTTGTAGAGTGGCTTTAATCTGAAGGGAAGAATCACTACTTGGAGAGGATGATATATCAATTCCAACGTAAGAGATTTCAGGGTCAAGTACAATAGGAGAATTACCCTTCTCATTTGTAATGGAAAGAAGGGTCTTATCCTCCCTTGTGGTAATTCTTATATTATGATTCTCAAAGGCAAACTGAGGGTCAGCTTTAGAAGCTGAGTAGTCCCTCTTCATACCTTTGGGTACAAACATTTGTGCTTTAGCTGACATAACTATTGTACTTTAAGGAGCTCCTTTGCTCCAGTAGTTTTAAAACCTGTCTTAAATTCATTGGTCTTATGCAGCAGAGATGTCCACATATTACTCAGGCTCTCCATCTCTGAGAGAGTAGGCATAACCAGTTTATTCTGAGCTTGGGCTACATAGAAAGCATATTCCTGCTGAGCATTCTGTAATACAGCAGGTTGTATTCTTCCCATGTCAAACAGGATAGTGAACCATTGCTTCTTAATATATTGCTCAAGAGCTCTGATGAAAGTAGAATCATCAGGTATCATAGGATACCCCTCTTCATCAGTTACTATTGCTTTGTATGCTATATCCAGAGCTCCTTCTTTCATATTAGTATAAAGGATATCTCCCTGTACCTTGAATGTATATTCATAAGGTGCAGGGCCTCTGTCATCCTGATAGAAGGTGTCTGTAGTAGCTCTCAGTGCATAGGCTGAGCAATGTTCCTTAACTTGTATAATATCTAACAAATCACAAGGCAATACAGCTCTGTAGTCCTTAACCTCAAGAGTTTTAAATCTATCCTCGAATATTCTTGGGACTCCTACTATTCTTAGAAATTCTAAGGTATATAGAACTGCTGTTTCAAATGATAAATCCACTAATAGTGGATGAATCATTACCTTGTCTAAAACTGTTTTAAGGCTTACATAGTTTGTCATTATATTTCCATTTATATCCTCCAGCTGTCTTTCTTTCTAAAAGACAACAAGAAGTAATATTACCTCTATTTATTTTTAATTTTCTTGCGGCTTCTGCTGCTGACGGAAAATAGTTTAGTATCTCACCATCTAAAGAAAGCTGAACTATCTCCTTTCCACTTAGCTTTCCTAATAGACGAATTGATTCTTTATCTCTTTCCAGCCAATTTCTTTTAGAAACTTCTGATATAATAGCCTTAGCCTTCTTGGTATGATGCTTTCCAAGCATAGGATGTACAGTTCTTGTGGCTATATAATCAAGAAAAGCTTTAGATGCTTTTCTTCCTTTATTAGATTCTCTTATTTTTCTCTTCTGTTCTTCCGACAATTTCTTTCCTATATGAGATTCACGCATCTTTATTTTGGAAACTTCAGAAAATTGAAAACCTAAGATTCCTTCCCCACCATCAGTTGCATTATATGAAATTTTCAATTTCTTATAATGACCAATTAGTTTCTTTTCTAAGTCTTTAGCTTTCTCTTCTGTTAGACCAGAAAACATAACTTGATGTTTAAAGGATTTCCAGCCATATTTCTTGATAGCTCTATAAAATAGAACTTGTGACTTATAGCCACTTCCTGCACCCCACCTTTTAGTAATCTTCATACTTGTTATACCTATATAAACTTTACCAGAAGGAGAAATATGTCTGTATACACACCAACTTTTTCCCATATTAAGAAAGTAAGAAGGCATCCTTTATAATGCCCTTTCTTATATTTTTTGATATTTCTCTTTTAAGTTCCTTATTCAACTGGAACATGTATACCGACTTATTCTCAAAGGTAGCTCTGGCTTTATTGTAGAATGTTTTGAATACCTCTCTTGATTCCTGTCTGATAATAGTCTTATTTTTGTAGGCTTCGGGGTCTTCATACCAGAGTTTTATTGTCTTGTCCCAATCAATCAACGTATGGAAGATTACCTTTCCATCAGGGCCAAGTCTTGGCTTCTTAAGGGTCTTCCTGAGTTCTATGGTTCCCATTCTCATAGGAAAGTGAACCTCCTTACCTCTCACGAAAGATTCAGCAAGGATGGTATTCACTTTTCTTATAATAGCAAAGTACTGACTCTCAGTGAGTATATACTTCTTTTCTTTGGGCTTTGTCCTTCTATAGAATTTGAAGTAATCATACACACCCCAGGAACCAGTAATCTTGTGTGGATGAGAGCCTACTCTCCTTACCTGCGCACTGAATTCTGCTAACGTCATTTCTTGTTATTAACTGCAAGTCCTACTTTAGAAAGGTCATCTGCTGCATTGTTGGAATTATCCACGGGTCTATAAATGGCCTGAGTAAGTTCTTTCAATACAAGCTCTACAAGGGGAGGAACCAGTGCATCTTCAATAGGAAATTCTCTATCCAACATATCCTTTACAGCGCAGTCCTCTCCAGTCTGATTGTCACACTCTAATTCAGAAGCCCTTTCAAAATCCTCAAATACGGCATTTATACGGACTTTCTTCAGGTAGAGGTGTTGTGGGTTACCTGACTTAATATAAAGCCTGTGGTCAGGCCCTTTAGTGGCATAGATGATATTCTTCAGCCACTGATTCACATTCACATAATTGAATCTGTCTCTGCTTACCCAAGTGAAATAGATAGTGGTAAAATCTACCTGAGAGAAGATTCTACGGCTCCCTATATTCAACATAGTGGGTATCTCAACTGAGCTTACCAGTCTTGGTCCTGTATAGCAGATGAAGTCTTCTAAAGGAACTTCTTCCAGGTCTAAACAGATAGTCTGATAGTTAGACTCAGGTACACTCTTCTTTATGTCAGTACCATATCTTTGCTTTAAGAGGAAAGCCCTGTATTTAGAAGCAAGGAATATGATATGCTCTTCTGTGTAATATGCGTCATCTGATTGATTCTTGACCTCATCAAGAATCATGTAGACTATTTCTTTTACTGTCATACTGATAGTACTAATGATTTCTTTTTATCTTTAGAATAAGAATTGAATCTTACTCTTGCCAAAGCCCCACAATCTGTACATCTAAGTACTTGGAACTTAGAGGCATAAGTATAGGCATGGTCAGGTGTAACCTCCATATGAGTAGAGCCACATACTGGGCACACAGGCTTGTTTGCCTCTTTATAAAGACCTACATTAGGATGATGCGGCATCCATGGTCTCAGCCTGAGATACACCTTTTCAAGAATCAGCACATCATTTATATTGTACTGCAACATGTAATCCAAGGCTTTCTGGTTGCCTTCAAGACAGGCTTTCCATAATTCGAAATCTGTCTTATCCTTATTGGGAATGCCAAAGTAAGTAGCCAGTGCATCGAGCTTATTGGAGCTGAATCCAAAGACCTTCTTGGATATTTCACAAGTGTCTATCTGTTGGTAAGGTGAGCAGGGGGGCAACTTGTGAATGATGAATCTTGAATTCATCTTAGGAATGTCGAACTTCTTTCCATTATGAGCTACTATAATATCAGCTTCATTGAATAGTTTCCACAGACCCTCTGTAATTCTTCTGTCATCCTCAACCAGCACTTCATCAGGAGTTATACACTCGTGAAAGACCTCTTCAGAGCCAAGCCATTTGGCTGACCAACAAATCATAAACCACTCTGAGATAGTTTGCTCAAGAGATACATTCTCTTTCCATCTCTTCCATACATAAGCCTTCATAGGAGCTGTCTCTATATCGAATATAAGTATTTTGACATCTCTCTTTTCAGACCTCTTTTTATAGAAGAGCTTTTTAGCCCAAAGGATTTCCTGCTTGGAGTATCCATATCTGGCAGCTACTGTATTAGCTCCCATCGTAGCAAGATAAGGCTTTGCCTCAATCAGCCCTAAGGCTTTTTCTATTCTATTCTCCATATAGGTTATATTAAAAAACTCTTGCAAATATAAGTATTTTTTACCATATTTGCAAGAGTTTAAGTAAAATTTTTATCCCTACAGTAGAGAATCCCTCTCTGTAGCTCTCTGAACTCCTTCCTCAGAAATTCTCATAATATCTGATTCAGTGTATCTTAGCCACTTTGTAGCAAGCCAAGGTCTAATCAGGGAGTCTTCCTGTAGATTGAGATATGCAGGATAAGGAATAAGACAGTTACTTCCGGTAAGACATAGAAGCACTCTTCTGATTATATCATATTCTTCATCTGATATCAACACATTCAGACTACCTGACAGAAGCTCTTCAATGTAGGAGAGAACCAGCAATCTATGGACATCTACATCCTTGACATACCCATATCTTTCAAGAGTCTTGTAGAATCTACTGAAGGCCTCTCCAAGTATATTAAGATATGACTCCATTGTGATTACATTTGCAGTGCTTTACTGGGAACTTCTTTATCCCTCTGAGTATCTCCCATTGCTGATGGGCAAGGTCATAGTTACCTGTTTTAACAGCTATCTCCACAGATTTCAGCTTAAGGATAAAGTCTATAAAGTCTCTTGGAGGAACACAGCTATCCTGCATCTCTCTCATATAATATAGTGAGAGTTGATAGTAAGGATAGATGTTAACCACTGTTCCTATTATAGGATTGCACTCACAGTCCTTCTCTTCTTGGCCTGATGTAACTACATATACATGCAGCATATCATTGGCTATACTGAATTGTGAGTATTTTCCATAAGGTACCTCGATTCTATAGCCTCTTACAAGAGCTTCATCTATTATAGCAGGGTCAAACTCAGCTTTGTCATCAGGGTCAAGAGCTTCCTCAGTAGAAGCTATCAAGACAGCATCATTCGATGGTGCTGGACATCCTTCTCTGTAGACAGGAATATTCTTATCCACCCAGATTTGGTCTATCTTCTGATTCTCATCTCCAGAGATACTGGTATTTATAAAAGCATCAATGATAAGCTTATCACCATCATGTGTTACTCTTAATTCACTAAAAACTACCATAGTCCAATTATTTTAAAATGAAAAAGGGGAGGATAAATCCTCCCCATAAGATTAAGGTTTTTCTGCAGGAGTTAGAGGTACCTCTGTACCATCATACTTCTTGTGCAGTACACTTATACCTTGGTCTGCAATATCCTGTGCAAGCTTCAGAGCTTCACCAGAAGTGCCATTGGGGAGGATAATGCAAATATCCTTCTCTGACTTCTGTACTGACTCATTTGAACCTACATATGAGTAGTGGATATCAATGATACCTACACCTGTGCTGTCATTTGTACCAAGGAAAGCTTCAGGAGTAAGACCAATCTTGTCTATCATGTAATCTGTGTAGATTACCTTAGGCCATCCAACCAGTCTGTACTTGTCAGCTCTCTCACCCATCAGGAAGTACTCCAGGTCAGCAAGCTGTCTGTAGACAGTATCCTTTCTTGGTTTCAGACCAGAGGTCTTCTGCTTTACCTCACCCCAAAGTTCCTCAACACCCTCATTGAGGATTCTATCTGTGAAGATATTAGCAAGCTGAGGCATATCCTCGTCTGTACCTACATGCCAGTAACCTGATACTTCTCTGATAATCAGCTTAGTATAGCTACCAGTCAGAGTATCTGGGTCAGTATCTACCTTAACAGGGGTCTCACTTGAACCATCTGACAGAATGAACTCATATACAGGATATGGTTCTCTTGCGAAATTACCTGCAAGTGACTTAGCCAGCTTCGCATAGAACTGAGCCTTAGTCATGTTCTTTGTAGCCTTCACAAAGCCATACTTCTGGTATGTATTCTCAATGCCAAGAGAAGCATAACCCAGCATGTCAATTCTCAGAATATACTCCTGACCTGCAACAGGGTTATTAGTGATAGTTACCTCATACTCATTCAGGAACTTCTGAATGTTGTTACCATGAGTCAGCTTTACTGATGTGATAAGGTCCTTCTTAAGGATATCGCTTCTCAGAATAGTCTCAGGACCCTGATACTGAAAATAAATATAATCGGCATTTTCAGGAGCTCCAAGAGCAATATCTCCTTCTGCTGTAACAGCAGATGGGGTGTCCTTAACTTCCTTTGCGACATAAATCTGTCTTGCCTGGTTTGTGCTAAAAGTAGCCATTTTTTAAAAAAGAGTTTAATTAAACATTATTGTTGCTCTTGAGATTGTCCCCAAGCGCTCTTTGCTAAATTCACTGCTCTAACAAGAATACTTCTATGAAGAACTTCAGGAAGCTTGCAGTCTGTAGCTGTGCTACTGCCATCAATGGTTCCTCCCTCAATATCTTCAAGAATGATGGGACTTGGTTTCTTCAGGAAAGAGAAGGTATATTTACCTATCTCATGGTCAGAAATCAATTCCACTGTATCTCCTGAAATATTCAATCTCAGGACTCTATTTCTGTTAGGGCCTCTGAATGGGTTTCTCATAATAGACCAATAACCATCATAGGTGATTGGTTGTACTATCACTCTTTTCCCATTTGTACAGGGTTCTTCCCCAGAGAATATAACTGATTCAAGTATGACAAACCAGAAATTCTGTGCATCCAGCTTCACAGTATAGTGAGTGTAAGTATCTGGAAATTCAGATGTTACCTCAGTAAGATTCTCAAGGGTTTCTGTTTGTATCAGGGACTTGAGGTATTCCCTTACTTCCTCACTATTCTCGAAGGGTTCCCCCTTGTATTGACCACTATAAATCTCAATAACCAACTGCTCCTGGGCCTGAGTGAGAAATACAGATTTCTCATACTCAGTAAGACCAGGCGCAATATTGCTCATTATGTTATTATACAGTATGTCAAATTCAGCACTGAATTCTGATAGTTTCATACTATTGTAATTGAGCCTCAAGTGAGAGCTTAATCTCCTGATGCTTAGGAGTATTCAGGAACTTAGCAGCCATTGAAAGAGTAGGCTCCTCATTATTCTCACACAGAGGGGTATTGTCTTTCTTGATATAGTAATAGTTGCCTCTCTTAGAGATAAGTCCAGCAGAGTGGGCTTTTCTAATGAGGACTTTTGCATCAAGATAAGGGTCATCTGCCACCTTGCAGAACAGCTTAGCATTACTTAGGATTAGCTCGCCAGCCTGAGACTGAAGGAACTCAAGCTTAGTATTGTCTGAGATAGGTCTACCATCTACAGTCTCAATAATAACCTTGAGAGCATCTGCATTATCCTGTAGTTTACCAAGAAGCATATAAGCCTTCTGGTTGTAGGATAGCTGTCTCATAGAAGCCTTGGCTTCATCCTCACTGCTTACCATTACAAACTGATAGGTTGCCTTAGGTACATCCTGAAGGACACTCAACGATGGAGCAATATAGTCCTTATTTGCAAGCAGGACCTTATACTTGATATAATCATCTGGAACTGAAAGGTCAAGGATAGTATCACCTTTGGTTAGTTCTACCTTATATTCTCTCCAGAAGTTATCTTTCTTTTTGTACACTGACAGGTCATTGTATTCAAGTCCCATATACTCTTCAAGGAAAGCTTTCTCCTCATTAGTAAGTACATTCATGTAGGTTCTGGTGCTAAGAAGTTTAGGAACAGTGAACACTCTCTTCGAGTTCTCACCCATACCACCATAGTTAACATGTCTTGGGTCAGTGACAATACCTGACTGTCTTGGTACGAATCTTACAGTAACTCTCTCATTTCTGAGACAAGAAACCATTACAGGCTCCTCATAAGTACGAGGAGCTGAAGCTTCTTTCTCCTTTGCAGGAGCTTTTTGCAGGACTACCTCAGGAGTTTCCTCAGGTGTAATGTCCAATACAACTTCTTGATTTTTTCCCATATTATTCTCCCTTATATGTTTAGTAAAATAAGGGGAGGGATTAACCCTCCCCTAATAATTAAGCTGCAAGTATTGCAGGGATTAGTGATACTACTCTTGTTGTGTCAAGAATGAAGACACCACCAGTCCACATACCATGTACTACACATGAATCCTCATCATAGGACATGTTATTATTGTTCATGCCACCAGTGAATGGGTTTCTGAATCCCCACTGATAACCTCTCATCTCAGGCGAGTTCTTAGCCTTAGCCAGTTGGATGTTAGGTTGGTCCATATCACCAGCATACATGATGTCATATCTGTAAGACTCAGCTACACCACCATCTGGGTGGATAATCTTATTTCTTACAGGGTCATCATAGAATGGGTCTACCTCAACCTTTACAATAACACCCATAGGAGCTCTCCACTCTACAAACTGATAGTCTGTTGCAGCAACTGCATTCGAGTTAAGTGCACTTTGTACCTTTTGGATAACAGCTGGGTTGTTTACTGTAGGAATAGGAAGCCATCCTGATACCATGTCCTTAGCAGCTCTGTGGAATTGAACAGCTCCTCTTTCACCTGTTCTCAAGATGAAGACTCTCTTGTTCATAGCCAGCTTGGAGATTGACAGCTCATATAGCATGTCCTCAATAAGCTTCAGTGAGAAGTCATTGTACCATACTACATTACCTACCTCCATTTGCTCTCTAAGTCCGGCACCCATTGTAATGACATTACCTGACTTACCAATGTTCAGATACTCACCATTACGGTTTCTATTGCTTCTACCATACATGATGAGGTTATTCTTGTTCTCTGAGAACTTATTCTCGAATACCCACTCAACATGGTGCATCCACATAGGAGTTACGAACTTCTTTCCTGTCTGAGGGTCGAGTGAAGGAATACCTACAGCCAGCTTCTTTCCAAGCATTGAGCCAGGAACCTTGTGCTGGATTCTGATTCTTGACCACTCATTTCTCATAGCTACAGGTGAAGTGAACTGGATGTCACCAACCTTTCTTGAGAGTTCCTTCTCAACAGGTGAGTAGTCATCCGAGAATCTCTTACCAAGCTGCAGCTCTTCACCAGGCATACCAGTAGTTACACCACCCATAAGCTCTACCTTGTAGACTGCATTTGTACCTTCCATTCTTGGGTCACCAAGAATTCTCAGAGGATAGATTTCATTCTTCTCACCTACAATTACATTGCCATCTGCAAACCAGTCCTCTGCAAATACAACATAGAAGGGAGCTCCTCCTACACCTGCCAGACCCTTTGGACCTACTACTTTACCATCTCCATCTCTTGCTTCTACAAGAGGAATATTTCTTCTTGAGGATGCAATTACATCCCATGTGTACTCATCATCAGTATCAAATTCCTTTGTAGGGAACTGAGATAGATAAGTCTCAAGGTTCTTTCCTCTGTACATAGCAAGAAGCTGAACCATCATAGTGGTGGCTCTCTGAGGTTGCAGCTGGAATACTGAGCCAAGGTGGTTATCCTTTGTCAGACCTTTCCAGTGACTGAAGGTAAGCATTTGAAATTTACCTAATCTTGCCATAAATTTGTTATTTTATTGGATTGTTATTATACATCAAGAAGGAATCCTCCTGACTTAACTTCTTCTACTCCTCCAACACCACTTGCAAATCTGGGTTCACCTGGCGTAGGGGGAGTTCTCAAAGCCTGCTCTATTCTTTGGAATCCTCTTTTAGTTTCTTTTTGAACTTTTCCCTTTACGAGACCATCGAGATTCTTGAATCCATCTGTAAGGGTAAAGATATATCCGAGCTTCCGGATAAATCCTTCTTCATCATCATGCTGAGCTTTTTGCAGAGCTGTATACATATTCCCTTCCTTATCTTTGAAGACAGGCTTGGAAATAGTTTCAAATACTCTCTGTCTGGTTGCCTTATCCAGTTTCACACCTTCAAAGGGCTCCTCAGTGTCCATGATGGCCTTCTTAATGGACTCAGCCTTCTCTCTTTCCTGTTTAGCCTCTTTTTCAGCTTGTTCTTTTGCAGCTTCTACCAGTTTACTGTACTGGGTTGAGAAGAACTCTTTGTTGCTTAACTTGGCATCAAGAGCATCATCTACATCAGTACCTTGTTCAAAAGACCTCTCAGTATACTTCTTAGCTCTTTCCTCTGAGAATCCTCTGTTACGGTAGTCATTATAAATAAGCTGTCTTCTTAGAGATATGCCTTTATCACCCTCTTCTTTAATAGCCTCTTCTGAAAGACTATCCAGGTAGTTAATGGCATTCTGGTATTTCTGAACCTCGTCTGGCTCTACTCCATATTCAAGAGCTTCACTGATTTGTCTTTGCTTTTCATCAAGCATAGCCATGACTTGTTTATTCATGGCTTCTTTAAAGTCTTCAGCTGTCTTGATATTTTCAAGAGAGTCATCTTCAAGATTGGAGAAAATACCTTCCTCCTTACAAGCAGTGGCTATGGAAGAGTAGAAGTTGTCATTGGGAGAAGAACCATCACCTTGTTGGTTTCCGGCATTCTCTCCATTCTCTTGAGTCTCTCCACTACCTACGCCCTCTGAGCTAAACAGTTCCTCAGGATTAATATCCTCTATAGGCTCTGGTTCACCCTCAGTAGTTGTTTTATTCTGTCCCTCAGCAGGGGGAACAGTTGTTTCTTTTTCTTCTGGACTATTATTTAGGAATAGGTCTTCAGCCTCATCCCCTGTCATAATAAGGTCCATGCTTAATTCATCTCCCATAAACTTCTCCTTTTAGTTTATATTTAACAGTGCAAAAGTATGATAAATATTTGAATAAAGCAAGAGGCTAAATTCATTACTTATACTTCATTAATTAATTTACTTTATTTACTGTCTTTTGTCTATTAAAAAGGGGATACATTGCTGTATCCCCTTAGCAGATTACTTCATATAATTGAAGTATTTCCAGAGCTTTTCACCATCCTGGAATTCCTCATCCTTGAACCAGAACACTATAGCTGATTCAATAATCTTAGTATCAATGTTATCACCAAACCATGCCTTGTACAGTTGTGCAAAGTCATGGAAGTGACAGTTAATTGCTACATACACATCAGCTACAGTTACTTCAGATGGAAGGATTGATTTGTATCTTCTGAATACTTCCTCAGCCTTTTCCATCGAGTACTTTTCACCTCTGTGTTTATTACCATTTTCAGTATGGGACATTTCCTCGACCTCAATCTTAGCAAAAGAAGGGCTGAAATGCTTACCTCTTCTACCCTCATGAGATTCCATCATGGTTTCCCACATTCTTCTTTTGTCGGAGTCCTCCATACTTTCCATCATTCTGCGGAAGTCAGCATCTTCATGGTCTCTTCTTCTACTGGAATATTCATAGTCCCATGGGTCCATATCATCAAAGTGGCGTCTGCCACCTCTCTCAGACCTCATAAACTCTTTGAACTTTTCCACCATATTAGAGCCTCTGTTTCCTCTTTCCTCCATCAGTCTTCTTAGCATATATCCATCCATAGCCTTATTTAGTTAATAAGTTCTTTAATTCCTGAAGGTCTGTAGAGTTAAATACAATCCTCTTATTTACTACAGGTAGGTTTAATTTAACCAGACCTTCACCAATCTCTATGTCTCCGATGAATGGTGTATTTATTGTGAATGGTTTAGCTTTCATTACACTATCCAACATCTCTGTCAGAATAGCTTCTGTATCTATATTACCATCCTTATCAGCTATCATCTTAAGTCCATCTTCTATCTTATAGACATTGTTGTCTATTACTCGGGTGATTATGGGCTTCATGAATCCCACAACAGGATTATCCATAGCCATCCTTGTAATCTGTCCATTGATATAAGACCTGACTCTTTCAGCCACTATATTTACATTCATTGATAAACAGTTTTAATAAATTCTTCGTAAGTTACATTAGGGTGGGATTTAGAGTATTCCTTGAATCTTCTAAATGCCTCCATCTCTTGATTAGTTTCTTCGACAATTTTCTTCTTCAGCTTTTTCACGATGCTTAACTGATTAGTAAGAAGCTCTTTGCCTGATTGAGAATTTTCTATCTTACCTTTTACAAGGTTAAGAATTTCAGTTTGAACCATCTGTTGAAGTGCAATATCATTCTGAGCATAATCTTCATCTTGTGCTAACTTCATCTTCTGTTCATCTGTAAGGGGATATACCTCAGAATCAATCTCATTCCATAGGCTGGGGGTAGCCTCCTGAGGTTGAATCTGACTCATCTGTGCTCTGGCTTGTCTCAGCTCAGCCAGCTTTTTCTGGTAGGCTTCGAGCATAGCCATTCTTTCATCAAGCCCCGTAGTTGGGTCTAATGACCCAAGGAGAGGGTCAGGGCTTCCTAAAAATACATTATTCACCGGAACCATAGGATTGTAGTATTATTACCCAAAATTAGGCAGTTGGGGTTGCAGCAGCTGTAACTACTCTTGGGCATCCACATTGGTTTGCACCAACATAGCCTGTAATAGTAGGTTCATTAGGTAGACAAACCTGACCATAGATGACATTGCAAGTCTTTCTGTCAGTGTAGTTGATACCAGCAGTGAAAGCCTTGTCAATCTCACATTGGATAAGCTTATCCTGATATGGTCTTACAGCAGCATTGATAGCTACTTGTGCCTTAAGGTCTGAGAGTTCCTTTCTGATTGAATCATCAGCATCTCTCTGAGACTTGTACAGATTGAAGGCATCCTGATTTTGCTTTGCACTTAGAACATCGAAGCCATCTCTTGTAGATTTGTATAGACCAAAATCTGCATCAATCTGGCTCTTGTATACTCCAAACAGCTCACTGTCAAGTTGCTGTCTGTCAGCAAATCTATTGTTCTGATAAGTCATAGCAAGATTGTAGATACCAGCCTGCAGGTCAAGGGCATTCTCACAGCCCTTTTGCCAAGCTTGGAATGCAGAAGGTGAAGTAATGCCATTGGCAGTACCCATACCTGATTCAAGACCATTGATATTGATGTTAGCTCCACCAAGACCTGAACCTAAACCAGAAGCTCCACCAAGAAGACCAGTACCTCTGTTTCTTCCAAACAGAGCCCAAGCTCCAAGAGCTGTACCTATGATACCAAGAGTAAGACCAGCATTGGCCTTTCCATTGACATCTCTTCTGCCATAGCCTGAGCCATATCCATACTTGTCACAGTACTCTGCAGCAGGAATCTCCTTTTCCTTTACTTTTTCAATAATTTCCATAATACGAATTGATTTGTGTGTTTTGTAAGCTTACAGGTACAAATATATGTATATTTCTGGAAATTACCTAACAATCCTAAGGGCATAAAAAAGCCCTGTAAAGCACTAAGCCTTACAGGGTTACAAAAGATAAAATTAGTAAGATGTTACTAACCTATCAAGTCTTTGGGATTTACCCCTATATGTTTGTAGAAGACCTCAACTATCCTATTATAGATATACTTTAATAGATACGCATCTACTTCATCATTGTCTTCCATTGGTTTATAACCAATGAATCTCCAGATATAGTTCTTAACATGTTCTGCTTCATGAACTATAGTGGAAGGAAAGTGTCTGTCTACAGCCACCAGGATTCTCTGGCTTTCAGGGAAAGCAAGAGTTACTCCTTTTGATGGTTCTGAATCCCCCACTATATCTTCAACTTCAGACCAATCGTCAAAGATACATACTCTAAAACCTACATCAAATATAGGAATAGTCATTTTCTTCTGTGTCAACATATTTATCTACTTTTAGCTTTCAGTTTCTTTACGGCTTCATCTAAATCTTTCTTAGTCCAAGCCAATTCTTTGAAACCTATTCTCTTCTTACCTTTGGGCAATTTGCCCTCTTTCACATAATTATCGAATGTAGCTCTGCTAATATTCAAATACTTACAGGCTTCATACTTACTTATGTATTCTTCACGATTAGTATAATGTCCAATCACACTAACCAATTCAATAGCTTCCTCTTCTGTCAAGTTAGAATTACCTGCATCTATTCTGGCAGCTAAATCTCTTAATAGATTAGCCAAGACCTTAAGCACTGTTTCTATCTCCATATTTTAAATAATCACGAATAATTAAAGTAAGAAATACACCTACTACTATGAGATACAGCATAAAGATTATCTTATCTGCTGCAGGAATTACAAAGATATAATCTACCAAATATGCAATCTTATTAAATACTATGTAGTTCAATATCTTCCTGTGATACTTGCAAAATTTGAAAGCATAGGACATAATATACATAGGTACTAAAGAGATTACAGAAGTGCCTAAGATACAGCCGAGTAATCCTGTTCCAATATTAAGGAAAGTCAATATAATAGCAAGTACATCCGTTAGAGCAACTATTACTGGAATATACTTTACACACAATATAGCTAATTTGTGTGATAACATTTTATCCATGAATTCCTCTATTACCTTTGTCTGTCTTTTGTTGAGCTAAAGAGGAGCTTCTAACTCCTCTTTTACCCCTTCCTTTCTTTTCAAAATAACCTCCTAAACTAAACCAAGAGGGTTTGTCACTCCGAGGGTCATTCAGTTTATATGCAGATGGTCCAGCACTTGGACCTCCTAAAGGTCTTGGTCTTGCCATATTAAACTATTTGAATTGTTACATCCTCTCCTCTTGCAATAGCATCTTTAATCTTTTTGGTCAAATCCACTTCATACATAGTAGAGTTGAGTACTTTTCCTTTTACAGTATTCTCACCAACTAAGATGCACCCAGCAGTGTCTTTTATTGTATTACCTCTGTGTATGAGAATACCGCTGAAGGATGAAACATTGTGCAGTCTTGGTAATTCTCTGCCAAACTTTGGGGATTCATCTACAGTTACTTTGTAGGTTCCAAAGGGAATGCAGGTGTCTCCTGCTACTTTTTTCTCTGAGCCATCGAATATACCATTCTTGTTAGCATCTCTGTTAACATCTTCCAAGGTGTTACAATAGAGTTTACTATCAATATATAAATCACCAATAGTATACTCAGGACCCAGGTACTTCCTAACCAGCTTTAACTTCATGTACCTTACTAAAAGTTACTCCTTCTTCATCCATTATCTCTGCAAGAGTATCCGGATTATAATATTTTCTTTTAGGGCACTTCTGTACTAAGCAGGCATTGTCTATCATTTTATCAATGATTAGCCTGAGTGCCCTTATCTGTTTTGCCTGCTCAGTAGCCTCCTTTTGGAGGTTGTCTATTCTCTCTCTGTAGAAGGTGTCTGCACTCTTAATGTAGTCCATTTGCATGGCTGCAACCTCTGCATTTGTCCTTCTACGGCCTAAGGCCCAGCTTACTATAGTAGAAGCTATGCCTATTAAGGCTATTATTACTTCAGTGGCCATATCTATTTATTTATGATTACAAACCTTGAAACTGAATCTTTTACATATATGTTCTTCTCTACTACTTCCACTTTTGTAACAGTGTGCCTTTTCTGGAACCACCTCCAAAGAAAGAACTTCTTAGGAGGTTTTACTGTCTCCCTTCTATTTTCAAGAGCTACATAATTTTCTAATGTGACCTCTGGGGATGAGGCGATTTCTCCAGGATATTTTAGATGAAGTCTCTGTTTGAACCATTTATCCCCGAATACTGTATCTAACTCAAAATCAGGGTCTCTAAATATAGTATCCCTCAGTAATAGGGTATCCACCTTTTTAGCGGTGGATAACCTATACTGAAGTTGTGCTATATTCTTGTCTTTGATTTTAAGTTCCTTTTGCATCTGCAACATCTTGTTAAAGATGGAGTCATTTACAGATTTCATCTGGTCAAGAGAGAGTTTGAAAACTCTCTTCTCGCTTTCAGAATTTGAATATAAAGTTGCATAAGCCTTTACATTTTCCATCTGTAAGTCTCTCTCAGCTCTTAAAGAGATATTACTTTTACAGAGCCCGAAGATAGCTAATCCTAAAAGAACATAAGATATAACCCCTATTAGGTATTTTCTCACGATACTTTTCTCCTAAGTCTATAAATCCCAACTACATGGAAAGCCTCTATAGCGGTATCAACATCTCCAGTAGCCTCCATAGTCAGTGTGGTACCTGATGCTGACAACATAAGATTGAAAGATACCAAGTCACTAATACCTCCAGAATTATTATAATTAAGAGCTTCAATAGTTATATCCTCCGTTCCACTGGTACATTTCCATATTATATTTCGACCTTGCTTGTTTCCAAGCATAGTGTGGCTATCTGATATAAAGTTATAAACAATCATTAGAATATCTCCATCAGTCACATTAGCACCGAGAGAAAAAGTCTCGGGTGTTGCATTAGCTAATGCAATATTTCCAGTAAATAATTGTCTGAAACTTTCTGTTTGAAAGGAAACAGTTTCCATATCAATAACCCCAGTTTCTGCATCAACTCTAATACGATTAAGTCCTCCTTGTTTATTGTCAACTGCAGTATTTATTATCGGGTTAATAAAAACATATTGAAGGGGATACGTGGTATCTTGGGCTCTTATAAAATCCAGTTGACTATACCCACTCTCACCTGGTGTGCCAAATGGCATTCTGAAAATGTCAGCTACCTGTATGTATTTTAAATCCCCTTCTGGAACTACATCTGTCGCTGTGGTAAGTTCATATACTGAAGCTGAAATTCCAGTGGAAGTTCCCAAGATATTCCAATTAGTATCATACACATAAGCAGATTTGAATTGGTATAGAACTGGGTACAAACCAACCTTTGTATACTCATCTACTCCTACGTAGCTAATAGACACTGCAGTTACCTTAATACCATATCCATGTAAGGCTACCCCTGGTCCATTTGTGGCACTGGCATCACTACTGAATAGAAAAAATTCCCCTTGTGCAATGTCATTACCACTACCCTCGGCGAAAGTATTAGTTTTAAAGTTAGTTACTTTAACAGTTTTCAAAGTGCTTCCACTTCCTCCTCCACTCCAATTTAGTTTTACTCCCAGACTACCCCAATCCCCACTTGCTGTAGAATTTAGCTTTTTAATGATATCTTCATCTGTTAAAGTTTGAAGAGAAGCCCAATTCGATCCAGACCCTGATGAGGATACAATATGGATATAATCATTAGTAAGATGAAATATTTGCAAGCCTACAGTCCCAGCTGTCTCAGCATTAGTACCTTGCTCAGAGTTAATAATAAGAGCCAATTCAGGTTTACCTGATGCTCCTGTGGAAGGATTCCCTGATACAATCCTCAGACGTCCTACATTAATAGCTGCAACTAACATCTTAAGTAAATCACTGATATTGCTTTTACTATTGACAAACTTCAGGTTGCTACTAATAGGAAGGGTATTGACATTTGGAGTTTGGGTACTTGCAAATGAAAGTGGTGCTTTATGGGTTACATGGTTCTGTATCCAGCTAAGCAAGTCTAAATTACTTAATTTTATAATCGTATCAATGGTCTTTATCTCCGGATCATCTATCAACCAAAGCTCTGCTTCTCCATAGTTTAAGGCAAACGCCATAGTCCCATAACTGGGAATACCTACAGCAATTCCCAAGAAACCACTATTAGAAGCACTATTAGCATTAAAGAAGTATCCTTGACCCTGAGCCAGCATATAAACTATCTTTTCTATAGCCTCTAAAATAGTATCTTCATTATTAATATTTCCCGCTGATGTATTGGGAAGAGAAGAAAACCCTGAAAGAGACTGAGATAAAGCTAAAGCAGCAATTTTAGATAGTGTTACTTTCTCTGTATCTGAGACTTGAATTTCTTCATTGCCTGAAGGAATAACTTCAGTAAAATCTTCTATTGGTTTAAATATTTCAGCCATATATCTTATTGTTATTTTTGTTTGAAGCCAGCTTTAGTATCATTAAATGTGCTAACTATACCATTATACTTAACTATTACTAAACTTTCTATATCCTGTATTACTGCAAGATTATCTTGCTTCTGAGGCCCAGATGAAGATAAGGTAGTAAATGTAAGATTTTTTCGGCGTGTGGCGCCCGTAGTATTCACATCTGATGTAATAGTCACTACAACAGCTCCAGGGAGGTCAGAATCATCCCAAGTTAAGTGAATAGCATCTGTTTCATCTGTACCCCAAGGAATTGAAACTTTCTGAGCACTCATATAATTAATTTACCTATTGACAACAGGGTAATAGGACAAATATCCCCCCCCCTCTATCAATTAACTTATTTTTCATCAAATTTAAGAAATAGAAAATGTAGTGTTAGTGTTAACTTCAACCTGAACTGCCGAACCATCTTGAGGAATAGTTATCTCTGTTGGAGTAATAGTTAAGTAAGGGTCTCCTGCAGTTTGCTTTAAAGTAATAGTGGCAGACTTACTACCAGATGTAGTAACCGTAATTTGCTGAGTTCTCTCAGAAACTGTATCATTACCAGTTGTCGTAAGAGTTAGCTGAAAGCTAAACTTAGCTAAAGCTCCAGGATCGCCTGTAATAGCTGTACCGCTTCTGGCATTAATAGAGGAATTAACCTTATATTCACTTCTTGCAATGTCTGTGGAAATTATGGACCCACTTCCTTTAGAAAATGTGAGTTCTTCTGAATTAGATACACCTTCCAGAACCACTGTACCTCCAGCCTTAGCAACAGCCATTTCAGCTCCATCATCAAAAGATACAAATTCTACAGCTGGAGAGAGAGTAGCCGTAAATGTTTTATCAGGGGATACTCCTGGAGCTGTAACAGTAAATGAAGAGGACTGTGCCACTCTATTGCCTATATTGGCTGAAGAAGCTTTTACCTGAAGAGTAGTATTACCAGAACCTGATCCTGGAGTAACTATTATTTTATTTTTTATAACATCCGCCATATTATGATATCATAAATGTAGAATTAGTAGAAATTGCATTTGTATCTGAGAAGTTATTAGCCTCCTCAAGAATAATATTCTCCTTCTCAAGGAATAAATACGTATTTATAGTAGGCCATATTTTCTCTCCATTGAACATAATTCTCTTAATCTTATTACCCCTGGCAATAGCTCTGAATAGCCTCTCCCAATAGCCAGCTTTTACACCATCAAATGTAGCAATTGTATCATTATATGTAGCTATCACAAGGTTAGTAGGCTCAGGTGCTGGTGTATTTGGCCAAATCACCTCTCTATTATATAACACTCTTGTAATATAAGAGCCATTGTCAGAAGCCAGTATCTCCCCATTGTAGACAAGAGCTTTTATCCTATGTCCCATATTAGTTGGTTTCTGCTAACTCTATATATAAAATATTGTCTATTTGACTTGGGGCTGTTCCATAAACAACCTCTACGCCTTTGATTGTACCAGAGCCAACCTTTTCCAAAAGGGCTTTGGTTACAGCTTTCTGGGACATAACAGCCTCTGTAGACTGTCCAGTTTCCTGAACTATTTCTACTTTGGTTGAGTGTTCCTCTATAGCCTTTTTGAGACCTATTCTGTAATTAGAATAGGTCTCATCAGGCATCTTTCTAAGAATACTTATTTCATCAGATTCATCAAGACTCTCTTTCTTTTCAAATTCAGAATCCCTAATACTAATTAACTTAAGCTTCTTCGCAATATCTAAAATATCTTGTCTTGTAAACATATTTTATTTTTTTAAAATAATCAGGCATCCATGACTTCCGCAAATCGGGTATTAAATGTAGATTCAGTAGTATATTTAGTACCACCACCAAGTTTATAAGCATTGAAAGCAGATTGTAAATATACGTCATTACTAGTTAACAAATTAGTAGTAGTGTTAAATTGTACTCTGGTAGCTGCTATATTATCAGCATTTGCATTTTGTAGATTAAAGAAATAAATCGAATTAGTAGAAATAAATCCTCTAATACATACTTTATAGCTACTGTCAGTAGAATCTTCAACAACCAAAATATTTGCCCTCTTAATACTATCTTGAATAGATGTATCTGTAATAGTAGTATTAAGTAATGTTTTATCTATAATATAAGTTCTATAATATAAGTTCTATCATATAAGAACGCATTAATAGATTCGAAATTACTTTGATCCATTATAGTTCCTCCATGAGTTGCATACCATTGATATGGATTAACAACACTTGCAGTAATTGAAGCTATTTTACTATTTTTAATATATTTTAATTTATTAAAGACTACACTACCATCAATAGATTCAGATATGTTTAAAAAACTTATTTGAGATGTTTGGTCGTATCCTCTTATGAAAACCATTGGTTTATCGTTAGGATAATTACTTACTATAATAGTACTAGCAGTTAATATAGCAGTATTTTCTTCATTAGTAAGTACAGTATTTAATTTAGATGAATCTATTACATAAGTATTTTCTGTAAGTTGAGCTGCAAGCTCTTTATACATTGATTTTTTATTAAGTTTGGTACCACCGTTTGCGCTATAATTATTAAACATTATATCATCTAATGGACTATTTCTAATAGATTTCAAAAGATTAGATGGCAGTTCCAAAGTAATATAACTCGTCGAAACATTACTCTCTAAACAATTATAATATATTGTAGCATCAGATGAATAACCTCTTATAAAAATCCTGGTCTTACCGCTACCTTCATCCAATATAAGGAAAGTAGCATTCTTAATATTCTCTAACTTATCACCACTATGTACTTTATTTAAATCAGAAGAAGTAATATTATAAGAGTTCATATTAACTAATCTTGCTACTTCTTGATTAACAGCAGAAGAGGATTTACCTGTGAATCCAAAAGAAGTGTAAGCTCCATAAGGGAATGTATACTTTTTAGTAGCTATAGTCCATCGTTTAGTATTAGTGTTTATAGACAACTCATGATAGACTATAACATTCTCACTTTCACCCAAATCACTAACTCTTATAAATTGCAAATATGTTTTAGTTTTTAATTTAGCAGTATAAACATAATTAATATTGGGTATAGAGGGATCATTATTTACTAAAACTATAGATGCGTTTCTTATCCGTTCAATAGTATTATCATCTAAAACTGACCCTACAGTGCTGTAATCAAGATATACAAAATCAGAAAATTCCTTAACTTTTACAAGACTATAATTATCATCTTCTTTGAGAACTTTATAAGTTTGTAAGTACCCTTGATTATATATTGCAAAAGTTCTTTCAACAGGATCTACATCAATTATAGGAGCACTATAAGCAATACCATTATAATACCAAAGTAAATTAATCAATACAGATTTATTTCTTTGATTAAGATAGGTATATAACTGTTGAAATGATGAAGTACTTGTAGATACAGATAAATCAAGAGGGTCTGTAATAGTCCCTAAATTACTTGTTAAAGTCTTTAATTCCAGAGTATTTATCCTATCAGACCAATTTTTATCTAAATCAATAAGATCACTACCACTCCAACGAAAACTATGATTTGAGTCATTACCAGAACCAATCTTTATATAAATTTTTCCTTCTTCAGGCTCAACAATTATCCAATCATCTTCAGAAGTATTAGTTCCAAAATTAATACTTCTGAAGATGATTGGATAA